TGCGACCCCAACCCCTTCTACAACGTCTACAAAGACAGAGACTTCATCTAGTTCTGCAACCAGTTCTGAGACTTCTACTCTGAGTGCATCTCCTACACCTTCCACAACCTCCACAAAGACTGAGACTACTACAGGTTCCTCAACTACATCTGAAACTTCCACTCTGACTGCAACTCCTACACCTTCCACGACCTCCACAAAGACTGAGACTGCTACAGGTTCCTCAACTGCATCTGAAACTTCCACTCTGAGTGCGACCCCAACCCCTTCTACAACGTCTACAAAGACACTGACTTCTAGCAGCTCTGCAACCAAGACAGAAACAACTACTAGTGTTTCCACTGCCACTGGAACTGGCTCTGAGACCTACAGTGTGACTGCGACTGCCACTGGAACTGGCTCCGAGACCTCCAGTGTAACTGCAACTGCCACTGGAACTGGCTCTGAGACTTCCAGTGTGACTGCGACTGCTACTGGAACCCCATCTGAGACTTCTAGTGTGACTGCGACTGCTACTGGTACTGCAACCAAGACAGAAACAACCACTAGTGTTTCCACTGCCACTGGGACTGGATCTAAAACCTCTAGTGTGACTGCGACAGCCACTGCCTCTGCAACCAAGACAGAAACAACTAGTAGTGTTTCCACTGCAACTGGAACTGGCTCTGAGACCTCCAGTGTAACTGCAACTGCCACTGGAACTGGCTCTGAGACCTCCAGTATGACTGCGACAGCCACTGCCTCTGCAACCAAGACAGAAACAACTAGTAGTGTTTCCACTGCCACTGGAACTGGCTCTGAGACCTCCAGTGTAACTGCAACTGCCACTGGAACTGGCTCTGAGACCTCCAGTGTGACTGCGACAGCCACTGCCTCTGCAACCAAGACAGAAACAACTAGTAGTGTTTCCACTGCTACTGGGACTGGATCTGAGACCTCTAGTGTGACTGCAACTGCCACTGGAACTGGCTCTGAAACCTCTAGTGTGACTGCGACTGCTACTGGTACTGGCTCTGAAACCTCTAGTGTGACTGCGACTGCTACTGGTACTGGTTCTGAGACCTCCAGTGTAACTGCGACAGCTACTGCAACTGCAACCAAAACAGAAACAACTACTAGTGTTTCCACTGCCACTGGAACCCCATCTGAGACCTCCAGTGTAACTGCAACTGCTACTGGCACTGCAACCAAGACAGAAACAACTACTAGTATTTCCACTGCTACTGGGACTGGATCTGAGACCTCTAGTGTGACTGCGACAGCTACTGGTACTGGTTCTGAAACCTCTAGTGTGACTGCGACTGCTACTGGTACTGTCTCTGAAACCTCTAGTGTGACTGCGACATCTACTGGTACTGTCTCTGAAACCTCCAGTGTAACTGCAACTGCTACTGGTACTGCAACCAGGACAGAAACAACTATTAGTGTTTCCACTGCCACTGCAACCAAGACAGAAACAAGTACCAGTATTTCCACTGCCACTGGAACTGGCTCTGAGACCTCCAGTGTAACTGCGACAGCTACTGGAACTGAAACTCAGACAGAGCCTCCTGTACCGTCATTATTACCATTAATAACCACAACACCATCTGAAAGCCCCAGTATATCAGATTCATCGTCGCCATCTATAACAACATCTGTATTTGCCAAACCGTCTTCTTCTCCATCTAATTCTCCAATCAGCCAAGATACAAATACCACTGCCATACTTCTGAGTGGAGGCGAGAATGCGCAAGTTGCATTTAGCATGAATGACCCAGGAGTCCAGGGTGGAATAGCCGCCGCAGGTATAATTGCAGCTGTAGTTGTGGCTGGAGTCGCAGCGGCAGTAATAAAGGCAAAAAATCCTACCAAACGTGCACAACGAAAACAATCGCGACCAACAACATCATCTGATGAAACTATTGATAACCCTGTCGCCGAGTACGATACAGTTGCAACTGCATCTATACCGATTGCAGGATCTGCGCTCATGTCTAGAATACCATTGGACACTGGACGAATAGCCACAAAATCCATATTGCCTAGAAATCCAGCGCCAATTTCAAATGCAGCACAAGCTAGATTACAGGTTGCTAGAACAGCAGTACCGTCTAGCCTTCCAGGTACAGCAAAATCTGCAATGACAGCAAATGCACTAAAACAATTTGAAACATACGATAAATCACATTTCCAAGCCCAACGTATTCGTCAACAACCTCGTGGTCCAACCGCCCGCAATCCAAATCAGCCCCGTGTAAGCATAACACAAACCGTGCAAAATACATATTCACAATCTGGACCTGAACCAACAAATGTAACAAATCCAATACGCGGAAAGGTAGAGTTTGGGGCACAGCGCATAAAATAAAAATAGAATAAGTATATCATATAAATTATAGGGTATTATATACTATATAATTTATGAGAATATAGTCTAAAAAATACGAATACGCTTATCGCTAGGTTTATACAGTTCGTCTCCAGGTTTTATATCAAAACATTCATACCATTCATCGAACTGACAAACAATATTATTTACGCGCGCAACAGGTGGGGCATGTACATCCATAAACAAACTTTGAATAGCCTTTTCCTTTTTTTCTTTTGTTCTCCAGCTCACCGCGTAACTTGTAAAAAAATCACACAATTCCTTTTTTCGTTGTTCCGCAGACACATTGCATGCCTTTAATCTTCTTTCGAGAGCAGTTAATGCAATTGATAAACCGCCCAAATCTGCAATATTTTCACTCAAAGTTAAAGCGCCATTTAAATGGTGCCCAAAATATTCAGTCGAGTTATATAAATGCACAAGTTCTTTAACTTTTTTATTATACTCGTTTGATTCGTCACTTGACCACCACGGGTTAAGATTTCCAGTATAATCATAATCTTTTCCGTCATTATCAAATGCATGGCAAATTTCATGTCCAATTGTCGCCCCCAATCCACCAAAATTCCAGCCATCTGATGCATTTGTGTGGAAAAATGGCCAGCGTAATATACCTGCGGGCAAAATAAGACGATTTCCTTCATTGTAATAATATGCATTTACTGAAAATATAGCTTCATCCCACATTTGTCGATTTAATTTTGTATCAATCTTATTCATTTCATCTTGAAAATCTAAATTTGCAAGCTTCAATATATTTTCGATTAGTCTTTCTGGGTTTAGATTTGTTTTTTTATCCTTTACTATATTTGGAGGATATGCAACCCCTAGATGGATACTTTCGACTTTTTTCTTTGCGAGCTCGCGTGTTTTTGGTTCCAACCATAATGTTTGACTTGCACGTATTGCAGCTGCACGTTTTATTTCTTCTGCGATAGATGTGGCTTGGTTTTTAATAGAAGGTGGTACATAATTTTTTACAAATAAGGATCCAAGAGAACCAGTCAACCATTGTTGTACAAGTTTCAAAGTTAAACGCTTTTGCGGAACCTTTTCAGCTTGCCCACGGAGATGATGTCCATAGAGTTCAAACTCTAAATCATCATATGGAGGCGGCAAAAGTGGCAAAAAATGCAGCAAAAGATTTCCAGCTAACCACAGCTTCCATTGGTCTATCGGTATAATATCAAACCAGGAATTTAAGGCTGCAATCCACCCCTCGCTAAATAATAGTATTTTATGCCGTTTAAAATCACTCAGAGACCATCCTAGAACAGCCTGCATGAGAATATGCCATGGAATATGCTTGAATTTTTTCTCAAGATATGCGCCCGTGACTAGGCGTTCATTTTCTTTACGACCCTCTAAAATGCGCTGTGCTGCCATTTTTTCAAGGGGTATAATCGCTTCCAAATTTGGTATACTAAAGTCTTCACCCAGACGTTTTAATAATTTATCATAATTATAGATAACACGTGTGTGTTTATCAGAGTAATAGGATGGATCTGGCAGTCCAATATCACCAGGTGTTAAAGAAAATCTCTGAATTGAACTGTCGTGTTCAGGTGGTACAACATTGCACCCTAATACAGTACCAATTCTATGTTGCATAAAATCACCAATTACAGATGCTAAATCAGTTGTATCACGAATGCAATGCAACTTACTCACCATAGTCTGTAAAAATTTTACATTTAAATCCTGTACATGGGAATTTAATGCACTTTCGGCTAATGTACCAATTAAGTATGTGGTATGAGGAAGAGTTTTATCTGCTCTGTGATGGACCTGTTGTTTACAATCCAAAATAATATTCATTAATTCATTATTTACAAGCTCCTCTATTTCCTCACTAACTCCATAGCTACTTAGATACGGGGGCATGTTTGCATGCCGTAGCCAATTTCCGTTTACATATTTATAGAAATCCGTCCCTGGCTTCGTTGAGACTTGCGGTTGCGGTATGACTGGCTCCGAGGGAATAGCCTTTGCCCCTCTGTGTTTTTTTCTAGTACCAGACATTCGTCGTCTCCTACCTGTCTTTTGGATTTCTTGTTAAAATATGCAGTAGTACCACGTCTCCCCCTTTTGACGCGATCGATCTCATACAATATACTTCGCTGTTCGTAAAAATAACTATCTGCAGCAGGGCACCCTTCTGAAAAAAATGAACCAATGGAAGATACCGAATCACTTTCAGAAGTGCTCATCTTCGCGATGAGTATTCTCTACGATTAAACCAGATTTTTGATCGGGAGGTGGCATTATAGACTATATATGTATATTCTATGATACAAACCATGTCATAACTAAATTAATTATTATCTTGTTGTTCCTGTTTTACTCTAATGCTATCATTCACAGAGTCTAGAATAGATGAAAATATAGGGTTATTTAATCCGATTGTTTTAAAACTACAAGAATCATATAGAGACTGATCTGTAAAATAATACAGGGCATATCCATTTTGTAAACTAATTAATCTATACCCTGTATTTTGCAAATGTCCATTACAATGTGCAGTGGCGACATCGTCATCAATATCTTTTAACCATTTTACAAGCAGTAAACTCGGACGAAACCCAGAATCTAAAACTGTATAAATTAAATTCCTTTCAAACCCATTGGGAACCTCTATTTTCAAATAATGGATCACCGGGTCTGTATTTATTTCTGCAAATATGGGGGCAAGGGCTGCATACATTGGATTTTCAATCGGGTTTGAAAATGCAGATATATTTGGTCCCCTATGAAGTTTTGTAGGAAGAACCCATATTTTTGCAATATCAAGTAAATCAGGATTCTCTTTTATATTTGGATATTGTAATCTTTCTTTCAATACCTTTTTAACAATTTCCATATTCGATATATGAATATCATTTGAACTAAATGCTGGAAGAACAATCAGATGGGAAAATAGACGTTCTGCAATGCATAAATCTTCGCGCCAAACATTTGGATCATTTGTAATTGTAATTGCAACACGCTCTGAATTTTGATATTGAAAAAATTTTAAAGCCTCCTTTGGAAGAATTCTATCCTTAATACATATTAAATCACGTGTAAAATCAAAATCCATATACTAAATACATGATGAGATTGCTTTAGACTACTGTCTCCAGTGATTGCCACAATTTACACAGGTAATGAATTTTGTCATCGGCTCATCCGCAGAGCGCGTCTGAAGTTCATAGAATGTAGTCTCGCGCTTCTTGCAGCGATTGCATTTAAATAGATCGGTCGCCATTGCCTTGTTACCTTCAAGCTGCTGTTGCTCTCGCAGAAGCTGACGGTCTCGCATTTCACTATATAGGTGCGGTGCATAATCTGTGGCATTCATCTGTGAAAGGAGTTCAATATCGATATCTTTTGATCTTACCTTTTCTAGAAGCTGGAGATTTTGAACATATGAATTTGGATCTAGATTGCTGACAACTCGTCGAGCAGCATTCATATAGCATATAGTGAAGAGTCTATTATCAAAGTTTTTGAGAACAAACTTTTTATTTGCGTCAGCTAGAGCACTTTCAAGAATTGTCTTTTCAAGGCGTGCAAGTTCGGTCTTTGTAAACATGGTACCCAACCGTTCTTTACACAAATCTAGAACATGGTTACGATATTTGGTTTCATTAGAAGTAGTATTAGGAATAGGGGTTAGTTCTTCAATCTCTTTAAAATTGCCATTCTGAAGAAGAGCCTGCTGTTTAGCACGCCCAGTATTCTGTGCAACCGTAATATTTGCCTTTGTTGATTTTTTCTTTGTAGCTTTTTTTACATGCACTTCTTCAACCTCGGCATCTTCTTCAATTTCACCTACATCACCATCTTCTTCCATTTCATCCTCTTCATCTTCACCCTCTTGACTTTCATCATCTTCAGAACCCTCTTCATCTTCAGGAACACCATCTTCTTCGGCAACCTTTTTCTTCTGTGGAATTTCATCTTCCTTCTCTTCTTCAGATTCTATCGCAGCTTCATCGGATTTTTCTGAAGATGAGTCATCAGATTCTTCTTCCGATTCTTCACCATTAAATACAGAACTATAGAATTTTTCATATTTTACTGTATCATATGAAACAGGATATTCCCATGATTTTGCCTCTGGACTTGCAATAAGGAGAATATCACCGTAATAGGTTTCATCTAGTGGAGGAGGAAGATCGTGTTTATTTTCCGTTCCAGTCTTACCCTTTGTATATCCAAAGAGGGTTAGAACTTGATGATCATACGTATACTTTCCAATCATCTCTGGTTCTGTTTTCTTTTTCAAAGCTTTCTGAACATCATCCATTGTAATTTGAGCATATTTAGAATCTGTCAGCTTTACTTTTTTAATCTCTCCTTTTGTTTGCAGAAGAATTCCATAAACAGCCATTGTATCTATATGTGTACAGTATACGATCGCTTAAAGTCTGATCAATTTTATACTATAATAATGATTCGTTTCTATTACAAAAGTAATAAAAAACAAGCATTAGAAAATATATCAGATTATGTGAGAATTGAAGGGGGGTACTGGTTTTCTGAAACACTTGGATCTATTCATCAGACATTTAGTGTACGAGCCCGTTTTAGTATTGAAAATACAAATATTGAGTATTTGTTCCCCATTGAAGATGGATTTATGCAGACACCGTGCTGGCAGGACGAACCTCTTCAGCAGGGGGTGCTGCTTCGGACTGAGATGGATTGGACCCTGTTTGGACTAGTTCAACAGAAGGAGGCTGAGCTGGTTCAGATGGTTCTTTCTGGTCCCCTACAAATGCCGCTACCGGAGTGGGTAAAACAGGAGCTTGAAGTCCACAACATTTCAGAAGAGACTTTAGTGTCAGCCATAAGGGTTTACGAACCTCGGGCTTTCTTAGATCAAGCTGTCCACGAGCAGCTTGAACCGCAACATCCAGCACCGCAGGTAAGGTCTCCTTTGCAAACGCAGCAGCAGACTCAATCTTCAAACGAAAGGTCTCGCGCTGATCCTCGGGCAGCGTCGTCATCTTCAGAGCTAAAACCTGCTTCAAAGCAACATCGACAGCCTGAATCACAAGTTCCTGTTTTTGCTGTCCCGAAATCTGTGCAAATCGGTTCGCTTTGCCCGCCAGTGAGCCTCCCAGCCGAACAACCTCCCCGAAAGTCACCTTACCGTCAGAAAGTACATCCGCCGCATCATGAACGAGTTCGCGCAAAAGTTGCTCAGCAATGTTTGATTGATCCGTCATTATCCTAACACCTATACTTTATGTGATTATTTTGTCTATACTATTTTTTCCGCTAACTTCAGATGTGGCAGCGCATTAGTATTGGTATTTTACTCGCTGTAGCAGCCTATTTGGTCATTCGTTACTTTTCCAGTGAAACATTTACAAACTGGGATTCTATCATTTCTACACCATCAGCGGCTGTACCTATTCGTGAACCCCCTACACAGGGTGCAATGAGTGTGGCGGCAGCAGGTCCCAATTCACCCAATGCAGCGGCTCCAAGAATGATGAAGGCGCAGCGCCTACCACCCCCCGAGGCAAGCGATCCTTTAGCCGAAACCGCCGAAGATGCAGATGCACCTGAAACTCTAAGACACCCTGAACGAAGTTTTAGCCCCGGTGTTGTTCCCGAACAAACACAGATTGCAGAAGATGCTGGATTGGCAGGAGCTGTTGCAACATCCTCACAAGCCTTCCAACAATTTAGCCCCGAATATGTGCAAAATGGTGGTGTGTTGTTTGGAAATGTGAGCGCAACTGAGACTGAAAATCCAAACTATAGCGCATTCTAACCCATATAAACGAGTTTGACTCTATTAGTATAGACACGATATAATGCTAAATTATAAGTCTGTACGAAGCAGCGCCCCGCAAGTTCGGAGCAATCCTGCACTTCGTCAGATCTCTGTATCTTCAGGGTTCCAAAAGAGGCTTTCTACTCTTCTGGAACCTATGGAACCCCCATTTCCCACATTTCAAATTCTTAAAGAGGGTAACAAGGCGCAAATCGAAGAACATCCATATTATGGATGGGTACGCCCTGCACGTCTTCGTTCCCAGTGGATTATTCTGAGTGATGAAATGCCACTCTTGCTACAAGATCCTCGAAACAAGGAGCGTATTTGGAGTCTACGCATTCCTGTGCATAAACGCGATGTTCAAAAGGTTGGACCGGTTGTACTCGAAGGAGCATGGGATCCTCAAGATCACATTCTATGGATTTGGGATGTTCTTGTGTGGGAAAAGGCGAATGTATGGCAAACACTCCCTTATTCTAAACGTTGGAAACTTTTACAAACGATTGTGGATACGCTCGTGGAACAAAATCATCCGATGAGTGATGCCGAGATTCGTCTTCCTGAATGGGCAAGTCTTGAAACCATGAAACAACATATTGATATTGATTCAGCCTCAAGTATTGAATTTCAACCTGAAAAAGCTGGGCAGCGCAGACTTTTATTTCTGATTCGTGACGAGTCTGTTACCTATAAGCCCACGAATCATCATGAACGCAGGATGGATGCAAATGGAGGTCCTATTCAATATAAGCCAGAACACAAATCAAAGCATGAGGTACATGTACCTAAACAAAAACAATCCCCAGTGGCGCCTCAACCTCAGCCTCAGACTCAACCTATCCCAATTGTCGTAAATACAGAGTCAAAACTCTCCCGTGATATGCAACCTGTAGAAACGAATATTATGCAATCAGCTCAGCCGCCTGTAGAAAAGTATCGTGTTGGTCGTCTGAAAAAAGACCCCTATAGCAATCTTCCTGATACGTATAGACTTGAAAGTGTACACAATGAGGATCTAGGTCTTGCAGCAATTCGTAGCCTAGAGATCAGTAAACAACTCCGTGAAAAATGTAAAAATGGCGCATCTGTGCTTGTAGATATTCTTTGGTTTGAACCCTTCCAAAAATATGAGGTTAAAAAAGTACATTCTTAACTTGAAGGTTTGCAGTATACACGCGTTTAGATATGGTAGGATATTCATTTGTAAGTTGATAAATATAACGCGACCATTTCTTTTGCTCTCTTTTAGCAGCGGCTCTAGATGATAAATTTAAATAGGGTAGATGCGTTGCACCAATGTGATATTGTTCTGCTGCAGTATACATATGTGCACACGCATTTGTCCAGCTTTCGGCTGTGGTATACTGATTTAATAAATGAGTTAAAAATGCATATGTCTGTACTGCTGTTTCTACCGCTATTTCATTTGTAAGGATCATTGATAGTACAAATGAAATGATATCAGTTTTGTCCATACTGACGTGTCAAGCTATTTCTTTTTACCTATTCATAATTAGGAATGAATAATATTGCCGCGGCTCGTAAAGCATCCCGCCGTAAAGGATGCCGTCGCAACCGACGCACAAATCAAATGGGTGGGGCGGGGGAAGCTTATACTCTCGGAGGACATGTTGCAGGAGCGCCCATCGTAAATAACTATGGACAGGAGGTTGTGCGTTTCCCTAGTTGTGAAAATGCAACACGCCCTGGTTATATTGCCGACGCTTCCATAAAGGGCGGACTTCCCGGATTTGCTGGCGGGGGACGTCGTCGTCGCAACCGCAGCCGTAGAAATCGCTCATGGAAGGGTGGGCGTGGCGGGGTTTTAGAAACTTCTGCCGATCAACTTCGTATGAACTCTTTTACTGGGAGTGTGGGGGCTCCCGTGTTAAAGGGTGGGCGCTATACATTCGAGCCCAATGTTGTAAATGGTGTAGGTGTTATGGAAGCCCGTTATAGCGGGTGCGGAGATGGTGCTATTCAAAACCCTCTAAACAAGGGTGATGTAAGTTCCCTTATCACTGCTCCCCCCGCCCAAGTCCCAACTCCCACCCCTGGTTCCATGAAGGGCGGGCGTCGTGGTACTAGACGCAGCCAATATGGCGGCGTTGGTGGTGTTGATTCTATGGTTTATAATGCTCCCCGCGCAGGCTGGTCTGTTTGGCCCAGCAATGCGCAAGGCGGAAATGCGGGCGTATTAGCAGACGGACAAACACCCTTTTCTATCAATGTCCCTTTTTCTGCACAGCCTGTTGTCAGCCAAGCCTGTATAAAAACTGGCGGAGGACGCAAGACACGCCATCGCAAAAGCCGCAAGGGACGCAAAGGACGCAAGGGTACTAGACGCCATTAATCCTCGTCCACAAATCCAAAGACTTGATTTGTCTGGTTAGCATCTTCTTCTGCATCCGATGAATCTTCAGATGTTTCATCGGTATTGTAAAGCTGAACTTGAATTTTGTAGCCACACTCCTTGTAAAAGGCGCGTCGCTTCCTCCATTGTCCCTGATACACACCATGACTATCTACAATGTCCAAAATCAGAGGCGGAACCTTGCGTTCCGACGGACGCTCTCGTAGAATTCGTCCCACAGACTGTTCAACCTTTTTTCGTGGACTTGCAAGAATGACTGTATTCAGCGATTTAATATTCATAGCCTCGGATGCCATTGCATAAGATGCAAGCAATACACGCGCTTCTCGACCCGCCGCCTCACGCTTTTCTTCCTTCATACCTCCGATATAATATCCAATCGTCAGGAGCGGGTTGACCGCCAAAAGGTCTTGTTCAAATACTTCCAATTGTTTAATACGCTCTCCGAGCACAAGAACACGACGCAGAGGATCCTTCATCAAATCTAGAATTTGTTCAACGATCCAATCGTTGCGTGGTTTACAGTCGATTACTTGTGTCAATAGACGAGCCAATACAGGTTCCCCTTTGTAATCTACTGGTATATCCACATAGTTCGGATCTTCAAGTTTAAACTGAAGACATTTAACTTGAACTGTTGCATCTGCTTCACGCTGTTTTTCCCAATATACTGGAGGTCCCAAATACCATTCAAATACCTTGGTCAATCCATCATCACGCGTCGGTGTAGCTGAAAGTCCTAGCATGTGTTTTGTTTGAATTTTGAGAAGGGCTTGGCTAAAGTTTGCTGCGCCCAGATGGTGACATTCATCCCAAATTGTGAATCCATATGTTTTAAATGTAGAATCTGGGTATGTTTTTTGTACGAGACTTTGAATCATACAAATTGTAACATCAAATTCTAGAGGGTTTGTTTCGACTTTGGATCCTTGAAGAATACCAATGCGAAGCCCTGGAAAGAAGGCTTCCATCTCTCCCTTCCATTGGTTTAATAGAAACTCCTTATCAACAACAACAAGAAATCGTTTTCCGAGCCGTGCAGCGATACACAGTGCCATGAATGTTTTTCCTTTTCCGCACGGAACACAAATAAGACCATTTGCATTAGCGTCGATAAACTTTTGAATAATAGCCTCCTGATAGTCAAATGGCTTTCCTTTAAAGACAAGGGAGACTGGGAGAGGTTCTCCTTCCGGCACGGTAGCTGCTTCTTCTTGTCCAAATACAGTGCGCGCCCAAAATCGCGGCGTGTAAAATCTCAGAGCACTTTCGTAATATACTGCAAATGGTTTTCCAGTAGGCGCACCCTTTTTCATAGCCTTTGGTGCAACTGTTAGTTCAGTCCGAACCTTTTGTAACTCTTGAGTTGTTAAACGGTCTTTCCGAATGGCATAGCCCTTGGATGTAAGAACACATTTCATATCATTGATTGTCTGTTGATTTGATGGACTTGTCATTTTACCAATATATACTCGTTCCTACAAGATTTATCCAATCAATTTTAACCCCGCTCTGTTCAGAGAATGGCAGACTTGCCTCGTTTAACAAAAGGTCAAACCACATTTTTGCTTGCACATCTTGTTGCATTCTTCAGCATTCCTTACTTACCCCGGTCTGTACTTCTTTTAACAGATACTATCCTTGTCAGAATCGCACTCTTGGCTTTTTTGATTCAATCTGCATATGTAAATCCCTTGACCGGTATTGCTAGTTTTATTTTAATTGCATTCCTATTTATCGAACGTAATAAGGCTAAATTGCACCATTTTAAAAAAGTAATGTCTCAAAGCACGATGGATTCTCCAGCCATTCAAAGCATTGAAACACCCGAAACTGCTCCCGAACAACCATCGTTTGATACACCTATCGTTGAAAGCCATCCGTTCATGCCACAAGATGATTCTGGCGATGACAGCTTTGCCCCCGTCGCAGAGTCTATGAATGCCAAACAGCCTCTGCCAACTGAACCTAGTCAGGATGGCAGTCAAAAGGCTATTGATCAGCTCTTTGGCTGGGTAAATCCTAGCCCCGCCCAGGCTGCATTATAAAGTATAATATATAGATAAATATATTAAATAATTTTAATATATTTATAATTTAATAAAATAATTTATTTACAAATTTGTGCTTTAATTTGTTGTTGAACAATTGGACTAGATTGGAGTTTAGGGGCTTGAGCCAACATTGATGTAAGTCTATTTATTATATACATAATGTCCTCTTTTTGATATTGCTGAAAGTCAATTGCCTCATTTTGTCTCCATATGTTTATATCAAAATTAGGCTTAGATGTATTAGGTTCAAATACTGAATATATTTGCTTAGCTCTTTCTTTTTCTTCTTTGATTAACTCAAAATAGGTATTTTTTACACTATCTGGTAAATTTGTACTTGGTATTTGTTTTATTGTTGGACCAAAATCTTCCATGATTCGTATTACTTTTGGTAATGGGTCTCTGTTATTATTTGCCCAAGTATTTAACCATTCTGGAATTTCACCTGTATATTGTTTTTTTAATTTTTGTGTATTGCACATTGGATATCTATGTTCAGAACCACTGAATGTACATTTAATAGCTCCTTCACATTTATTTCCACTTATATGCCCGTAACAACAATTAACATTTCCATTTATATCTACAAATGACTTTGTTCCGCTTGGACACATTGCAACTGTATCCGATGTAAATCCTTCTGTCGTCATAGTTTGACATGATTTCGGCATAAATATAACAATCGCCATTGCAACAAGAACGCCAAGAATACCCCATACAACTATAGCCTTGGCACTCATTTCCTACTCTTACGATCGATTATAAGTATCGGGTGGTCCAACTTCAGGCATTTCAAGGGAATGTTTATTCAAAAAGAATGTAGAAATACCCCACACTATTGCAGCAAGAACTGCAATGCCTAGGATTGTTCCTAAGATAATACAAACAGTTATCCATATACTTCTTGCCTTTGATACATCTGGTTTTTCTAGCGCATCCTTTTCTTGTTTTTCAGCAGTTGCAACCTCATCGTCAAGTCGACGACCGCTGCTAGGGTCTATAAGAAGTTTACCATTTTTTATATCTCTTGACCTGTCGATGGCAATGCATTTATAGGCTGAAAGGTCCTGTTCAGCCGTCGTCTTTTTAATCTCAAAATTTTGAATTAAACGGAAGCCATTTTTAAATTCAGCGGAACCGACTGAAAGTACAACCGTTGATGCATAAGGTTGCAAAATATTTTGAACATCCGTGTATTTTCGCTGCCCCTTTGATTGTTTTTCATCTGCAAATTGGACAAAGGAGCTCAGAACACGGAATCCAAATGCATTCGGAATTCCAGCAGGTGGAAGGGGTTGTGGTAGTGTGCGAGCCATTTGTTGTGTAATAGCTACACCGCTTGACCAATATGCAACCGAGATTGTAACTGTGCTGGATTTATCGGTTTCTATGCAGGTGGTATACTTTACAATATCTGTTCCAGATCCACTAGGAATACAATCTATCAATTGAACTGGATTTCCAGCGATTGCTGAAATTAGTTTAGACCCCGCTGGATTTTCAGCTGGTTTTTGGAGGATGGGGATAATAAATACAGCGAGATTACCATTTGGATTTCCAGCTGGAATTCCCCAAACCTGAAATTCAGCAATAGGAGTTCCTGAAAAGTTTCCAATACCCTCTTGTTTTGCAGCTGAAATTCTGACAACACGTACATTATATTGTGTTCCATTCATAAAAAATGTACTTTGTCCGTAATTTATAAGTTCACCTGTTGATTTATTAAGCGTAAGCGGTACTTTACTCGGACCGAATTGGAGATGGATATCGTTTGGTATAACTAGGTTTGATTTTTCAGCATATCCAGACCACCCTGTAATTTGTACGGGGAAGCCTTGAAGACCTGGCAAACATGTGTCGCCCATTCTATTTGTTCTATACGAATCAAATGAGACCAGGAATATACGTAGGACCGTCAAATTTAAATGTTTCTACATGTCCCTGTTTTCCCAGTCCTGCAATCTGTATAGATTCGCCCCCTAAAAGTTCTTCGCAGCCAATACTATCCATGCAGTCGCGCTTTTCAAAACGGACTGGGAGCTGAATTGGATTATAAGAATCAGTGCGTGTATAATAATTGTAGCGGTCTGATCTATATGCAGTTTGACGACCGTAGAGGGGCAAGATTTGATCGCCAGCTTTTACAATCCCCATTTGTTGATAAGACTGAGGTAGACCTCTTGTCGGTACATTTACAGGGACTGCACCGGGTGGGATCATGGCGCCACGCAGATCAGGACCCGTTTGCCAAAAGCGCAAAGGCTCTGGTGCACGGGTATATCTATCATCTCCTCCGCCCCCAATGACAGTTGGCGGGGAATTGAAAATCTGTATTGGTTGCTTTTTATATTCGATCGGTTCGCCAGCTTTCATCAAAAAATACAGCGCAATCAAAATTCCAGCGATAAGTATGATGCCAAGACTTGGGGTCATACATAGAACACCTGGTGGACATATTCCTCCACCTCGTTTTAAGACCATTTATCTCTCTGCTACTATAGCCTTATTGTTTTCCAAACATTTCAGTAAAGGTCTCCATGAGCTGCTTTCCATCCTGAATCATGGGCTTCATACTTGTGAGCATACCCATTAGAGACTTTTGGGTCTCCATGAGTTTACGAGTATCGTCCGTCATAGCCTTCACTTGGTCGGGTTTTAAAGAATTCAGCGCATTCATCAGCGTGGTTCCAACATCAATATGCGCCCCACCAACTGCATCCGCAGGGATGGAACCAAGTTTGAACATTCCTGATGTCCCCTTATCGCTAAATCCAGAGGTTTGAGCAGTTGCAGGGGCAGCTGGTCTCGGCTCTTGCGTCGCCGCGGGGGCTTCAGTCGCTTTTGCATCAGGTGTAGCAGCCGCCGCTGCATTTGAACTGGGAAGCGCAGCCACCATTTGAGAACTCACAGTTGGCTCAGTAGTTGCAGCGGGCGTACTCGCAGAGGGGGCGGGGGTTGTTTCACCAGCGGGTTTTGCAGTTTGAGATCCAGCATTATTGGGTTGCTCGCTGGAATTCATGTCTGCAAAAGATTCAACAAACCCACTGCTTAATACACCACTGGGTTGAAATGCATTTTGCTGTGTAATTTCTTGAATCTTCTTCACAACAGCATTTCCAGTTTGACCTGTTCCCAGAGGGACTTCTTCAGAAACTCGTCCCTGAAATCCTTCTTTGCGACGACGCTCGGAAAGAACCTTGTAAACTAAACCAGATAAAATCACAGCGGCTACAATGAGTTCAATTGGTTGATTTAAACTTAAGAAGATTAGTCCAATTGCAAAACTAAATAAAAGTCCTGTCATTCCAATTCCGAATATCCCATATAGACTGTATAGAGCTAAGAATCCATAGGAAAACGTTTGGCGGAGCTGCTTTCCGTCCATATTCTAGTTGTAGTACAGAATTCAATGAAGCCAAAAATTAGATAGAGAGCAAGGGAGAAATTACCCGTTGTAAAACCCAATACATAAGACCACCAATTCCAGCTCGCACGAGCATACCTATCGTATTTAAATCGCCTCCGGGGCGCAGTAGATTGGGTGCATAATGACTCACCAGAAGATTAAAAGCGGGGAGTGTCATTACAAATACAATAATCGCAACTGCAATTGGCTGCTTCAGTTCATCAATCCATTGTCCTTGCCAGTTTTTCTTGGGTTCCTCGTACACTTGAGGAGCTACCTGCGTTGACGGAATGGCTTGTTGCATCTGTGGTGCCATAGCATTAAAAGGGAGCGGTCCTTGCGCAGCCATCATCATACGTTGAAAATCAGCCTCTGTCGGATGATCGCGTCCAATCATGTGTGCAGTGGCAACCGCAGGATCTGAAGCGTTCGGGTGTGTCATGGGATTTGACGGCACAGTTTGAATTGGCATTCTGACACCTGCAGGAGGGGGAGGGGCGCCACCCCCCATTCCCATGAGAGGGTTTGAAGCACTTACTTGATTCATATCCGATAAGATGCTATCCACGAGATCTCGGTCATTTGGTTTTGCACTGTCTAAATCTGATAATAGCGTGCCAGCTTCAGACATTTGAATTTGCTGCTGTATTCTTGAAATTATAGATTATGATGTTGACGCACTTGCGGCGCTCCATTGAAAAGGTTCAATTACACCAGTTGTAGGACATTTCATATCTTTTGGTACGAATGTATAACAAGTATCCCCTATTTTATATGCGTGTTCACGGATTTCCTTCATTGGAGGCGCCTTGTAAGAAAAGCAACTATCTCCCTTGCATACAGGGCGGGCTAATAAAACTAAGAAAACACCCATTAAAAAGCTAAATACTGTATCAAAGCGTGGATCTTTTAAAATATCCACCAGCATACTCTCCTATTCTTAACGCGTTAAATCTATCACCCATACAGGAAGATGTGGAACCACTTTAAAATTTTACCATTTTTAGCGGGTCTTGCTATCGCATGGGTAGTGTTTTTTTATTTCAAGCCCGAATCCGCGATGGATAAGGTCGTAAAATGGCCTCACCCAACGAATGCTGGAAAAGTGGTCTATCGGGACAGGAATGGGCTCTGCTATACATTCGAATCCCAAATTGCAGACTGTGCAAAAGTAAAGGAAAAGCTAGTAAATTATGCGTTTGAATAATTATTTTCTAGCCATTCTTGACCGTATAATTGCAATCTGTTGTGCAGTGTACTGTCTCTTTGGTTTATCTGTGGAATTTGAATCTGAACCCCCCAATTGACGAAGTGGAAGTGGTTGCGGTGCAGCGACTTCTGGTTCCGGTGCAGGCATCCATATACTTTCAGTGGGGAATGTTGTATAACTTGTATAAAATACTGGGTTTACTAATATACCTTTATCATATGTATTCATAGTTAAGCCAGATTCAATGGCTTTACCCGCCATTGATATTTTACGCGGATCCTTTATAATTGCATTTAGTTTGCGCTCTTCAATTGCAACTTGCATATTTGCATTTAACACTTCATCTACCGTTGCACCGCCGCCCCTGTATAAAAGCACAATACGTTTTAAATCACGCTTCGCTTGCACATAGGTTTCTTCTTGTGCCTTAGCAGCTGCACTTCGCGTCTTGAAAAAGTCGGTTGTATATTCAATAGATGCAGGTTGAACCCGTTGTATAGGTATAACGCGAGTAACTTCACCTGTAAATAGGGGTCCGACCTGTAAATCTCCTTCAGGTGTATATGTAAATATCGTATGGTCTCCCCTGGGGGTATTGTCTTGAAGTACTTCATCTTCCTTATAATACCCACAAAGCCACCCTATAGATGTAGTAGGCTGAGTAACAATCCTAGACTGTATTATTTGAAGACCTGTTTTGGGCGGTCTAGGAGCTCTGGGGGCTTTTGGCGCTTTTGGCTTTTGCTCTGCAGCGGGTACTTCTTCCTGTTTTTGCACTTCTTGTTGTTCTGCTTCTTGGTTAGGCACTTGGTTTGGCGCCTCTTTTTCCTCTATACCATCTTCGGGCAGATTGATTAACTCGTCCATATTCTCTAGTAGGACCAAATAGAAGAGAATGAGCACAACGCAAACACTTGGAATAAGTTTCGCAATGGGACTTGCCTTATTTGGTCTTACAATGCTTCTTAGCTGGATTCATATAACATACGGTTGGAATGCAAATCTGCTCAAATGGCTTCTTCTTCCGACACTCGGGTACATGACTGCTTTTGGAATGAATACGCTTTTACAATATACTACATGTACATCTGTAAAAGTTGAACAAATCGCACTTGCGAGTGCACCTGTTGGTATAGCAATTTTGGGAGGATTGCTTATTACATTGTTACCGTTTATTCGTAGCCCAATTACATCTATTCTTACAGGATCTATGCGGTCTATATATGGTGGGGCGTATGCCGTTGCATTTTACATGTTTTGGGCTGGAATGTTCGGAGAAGCTATAGCAAGCGGAATGGCGCAAAGTTGTGGAAAATAATCTATTCGTCGTCGGGAAGACCTTTTCCTAGATATACATATTTTGGAATTCCTCCAGCTGCTTCCGTTGCTTCACGATTTAAAATATAATAGCCATCTGCCATTGCGGTTTTTCGTTTGCGGAGTTTTGGAAGAACGGGTTCAAAATCATCTTCATCGATATCCATGACTTCATTTACAACTGCGGCACGACGTTTGGTGGATGGTCTTTCCTCGACTGGTGTCATTTCTGGGTAAAGAAGGCTCAAAAGTACAGTTGTTAGTATATAGCACACAAGTGCCCATAATACTGCAAACAACCAAAATGGCATCCATGTATATGTTTTTGGATTTCGTCCAATTCCAAATTCCTTCCACATACCATCCTCTGTAAACATTAAGGAAGGTTTGATTGTGAGCACGATAGAGATCCCAATCAAATATAATAATCCGGCGGCTAAGAGCCGTTTCATTCCTAGTATCCCTTAGATATTTCCAAGATGCAACTAATCATCATCCGCAACAAAAGAATATTCATATCCCTCGTCATGAGATGTCATCGCGCCTTCATCTGCATATCCAGTGGTATTCATCAGTTGCATTGCAGCGGGGAGTTGCATATTCGGATCATAGGCTGCGGCTTTTTCATAGTCAGAAGCAACAGCTTCACGATTTCGTTCCCAGTGATCCGGATCATACTGGAATGTTGCCTTTGTTCCGCCAATTGCCCACATTCCAATACCTAGTTTTTTCTTTGTCATTTCTATTTTTTTCTCAGCGGGTGTTAATTTGTCCAAGTAGTCAATAAATCGCTGATGCTCCATTTCATTTGCCTCCTCTATTTTTTTCTTTATGAGCGTAGGATTATAAACCAAATGTTCATTCATATATTGTCTTAGCGTTATTTTTACAAAACTTTCTAAAAAGGATTGACTGTTTCCTATATCTCCCCCAATTCTATTTCCTGCCGCGTCTATTGCTCTTATATCTGGATCAATTAAATTTGCAAGTATAGATATCGTGAATATTCTAATAACTTTATTCAAAAATAGCACAGACCCTTCTAAACTCATTGTTATAAACTTAGAGCGTAAGCGAGATGCACGAAGATCATGGGACATGGATAAAAATTTAGACATTGTTGTTACATAATTCTCTAACTTACGAATTCCATACACATCCCTCTCTAAATTCAAAAGGTCGCCCATGTGTTTAGTTAACATAGACTCAATTTCAGTTTCATGAGATTTACCTAGTTTGAGTTGTTCAATGCCCACTAGATAGTCCACGATATCTATTTTACCCTTTACAAGCCGTTCAGCAGGTACTACAAAATAAGATAAGAGTATATTAAATATAGATTCTGGACTTTCATTTAAAATCCCCTCTAAATATTTAAAATCATTCCCTAGCAGCTCTTTTAATTTTTCTTCCTGAAGTTGATACTCCCCCCTTTCTTGCTCTTCTTGTATAGGTCCCCTTGTAAGTGGGAGAATTGCCTGCACAATATCAATTTTGGAGGCGGTAGGGTTAAGTCCACTGAGCCTAGTTTTGGCATCGTCGATGGATGCAGAAAAGCTAGGAACGGGTTCTGGAACAATTGTTTTTACAAATGTATAGAGCTGCACAGGTGTGAGCGGTTTGGACTGGACATACGGCTCAAATGTGTTAAGTTGGTGAGACTTGTCTAAAATTTGCTGGAAAATTTGTTCAGATACCTGTATACCTTGACGATCAAGCTCAGATTTAACACGCTCCCAATTAATAAGTATATTTCCACTCGTATCTATATCTGGATTTTGCAAGTCGACTGGGATTTCTAAATCACACCAATCGCATTTATTATCCGCCCCAAATTCATGCGGCTGTCCCAAATGCATACCCTTGTAACATAACTTTAACACCACCTTATAATATGCACTTGCATCAGGAGCGGTTTCTTGTAAAATCTGGAGAGGTCTTGGTATAAATGACGTATATGCGATACTTTTTTGCGAAAATGGATTGCTCAGCGTTGTCAGCGGTGGAGCAGGTGGCAACGAAACTGTAGACCAAAATTTCTGTGGCTCCTTGATTGGATTTAAACAGCATGCAGTTTCAATAAAAGGCGAATATTTAGTGACAACTGGCTCGCCCTTTTCGCGAATGGCGCGATTTGCTGCGCGAATCCATGTATCTGCTAGGACAAGTCGACCGAGATTTGTTCGCGGCGCCCCTTCTGGAACCGTAGGAGCATTCGCTGCATTTTCAGTTGCTTCCTGGAACGTTTCTTGTCTGGGTAAAAACCCATTTGGAATGTATTCATTGGGTCGTCCCTTTGCAGCCGCAGCTCCATAAATATTGCGCTCAAATTCCTGTTTATCGCGAAGCATAGTTTGAATCGTATTGTCCTTTGCAAGTTCTGTGCAATAATATACAATTTGTGATTTTATAGTTGCACGGCGTTCTTCATCCCTGGATATAGTTTGAAATCCATTCTTCCACGGCTGGTCATTTTCATGAATTTGATTTAAGATACATGTTATGTATTGAATACCTATAGATTCATCCTCATTTTCAGGATTCGCCTTTTCTTCAAGCGGAAATCCACCAAACCCTGGTTTACACCCTTCAACCACAAATCGAACTTGATAATTTGGAATATGAGTTTGAATTTCAATTAATATAAGAGAAGCCACTATTGCGATTGTACGACGCGTCTTATAATCAACATATTTAATTTTACGCTTAGAAGAAAGATACTCCTTTTCAGACATTAAACTCAAAACTTCGCGTTCCCCCATATCGAGTATACGAGAAATTCCGCGCTTGTCAAGTTCAACACCAATTTTAGTTTGTATATATCTTAAGATTGTATACAATCCTTTTTGTGTATCATTTTTAAATTTCATCTTTTCATCCGTATCCAAGCGAATGCCCAGGAGTCCTTGAATACGCTCCTTTTCAAGAGCATCCTTATCTACAATAACACTGCGCCCCATCATGGGAATCCCTTCATCATTGTATTCAAGGCTCGTATCAAATTCAAGTTCAGCCATGGGTTGACCACAATTGCGACAGATATATTTATCCCCCTGCCGTCCTCCAGCAAATCCCAGCACGAGCTGTTTTTGTATAATCTGCTGTTCATTTGGATGTAAAAACTGTTGAATCTGTAAAACTTCATGTCTGCAGATGAGATGTTTCTTGCATCGTTGGCACTTGATCCAATTTCCATCTACACCACCATCATATTGTACCAAGAATTGTGTCAAAATCGCTAGCCGTTCAGATTCGTTCTTGATTTTTCGAATTTTATTTAAATCTTTTACGTGGCGGCATGGGTTTACTTCTGGCGTATGCCCCTTTGATTCTTCCAATTCACGCATTTTTCGATTCGCAATCAATGTTTCGAGCAGTTTATTTCGCTCAAACCGCGCCCGTTCACGACTTGCATAGGTTTCATTTCCAGTCAATGCAGCAAGAATATAGTCCTGGGCATAGACTAATAAATATGAAAAAATAGCGATATCAATATCTTTGTAATTTGGCAGCTTAGCATTCATTTCTTGCACAAGCTCTTCTAAAAGCGGCTCTTTTTGCAGGACTTTTGAAAGAGCCTCAAGTATTTCTACATTTAAAAATGGAGCCACTTTGGGTTTTTCAGCTGGTTTTGCAAGCTCATTACGAATATTTGTAATATATTGGCGCAATCCCGCAATCGTAGTTTTCACCTTTTCCTCTACTACACCGACTTGCGCAGTTGTTAATTCCATATCCTGAATTCCCAAATCGGCATTTAGTTTATAAAGATCACCTCTACCCTTTAATGATATATGGTGCATAATGTCACGCAAATATTCAATAAACTGCGTTTTAATCACATCAACGTTGGTGTTTGTAATATGGACTATTTTGCGCGTATTTAATTCTGAAGTAGGCATATTGTATGTTTCCAAAATTTTGTCCATCCATGTTTTACTTGCAAAACTGCGCTGCAAAAGATCCCATAGATTGCCAGTGCGTGTTGCACCTATTCCACCATCAAGCGCGGCTTCAAATGGAAACAGTACAGTTCCAGATTTGGTTGCCCTATCACCCTGTACAACAACTTCGGTTCCACCTCTTGGTAAACTGCGAAGAACCGGTCCATGACCGCGCCTATAAGAAAATGGTATTTTTTCTATAAACATATTTACAATACCTTTACCGTATACTTTACTCGGGTTGAACTCGCTGTAATCTATTAATTCCCCATTATCATCAAACTTGGGCTTAATTTTTTGCAACCCGTCTGTTGAAGATTCGTTTGCGCTGGCAGGAGCCCCGTGTCGAAAATATTCCATGTCCTGTTGCATAGAATAGCCGTTGTTTTGATATGCATCACCCATTGGAAAACGTTTAAAATAAGAGCTCAAGACAAGATACCAACGAGGCATTCCTACACCATCAATATCGGCTTGAATGTCACCCATGCGATCCAAATAGGATTCTGATGATTCCGCGATACCGGTTAATGTATATGCAGTAAATTGTGGGTTTACTACATTAGGTTCTTTTTCACTAATAAGTATACGTTTTGTATCAAGAACTGGACGGGCTATAGGTATATTTCCAAGAGTAATCAAGTCATTGATACTCTCTATAGTTGACTGTTTTTCCCCGTTTGGATATCCTGCATCGTCACGTTTAAGAATGCTATTTTTCAAATCGCTAAAAACCTCTGTCATGACGCGAATATTTTTCAAAACAGTCGGATTATTTTGAGCAGTAACTTCCAACATTGTTCGCAAATCTTCAATGAATGAATTCTTTTGTTGTCGCTCGTCATAGATACGCTCTGTGGCTGATATTTCTTGAACTTGCATGCGAGATGGCAGGACAATTTCGCCAATTTCTTCGATTTCTAATTCAGCCCCCTCTGGAAGAATACCAATTGGTGCAGATTCCACTTCAACCTGGTCTTCTTGGGGAAGCTCGTCTTGTTTAATTTGCATAATAACAAATTCTTCATCAAGAGGAATGCCCTTATGATTAAAATCTATTTCGCGCTCAAATGTATCATCAGATTGAACAACGCGTATAGAATCCTTTTCAGAATTGACCGCAGTTACTTCCAAAATAGGTCCGAGTGTTTGGTCTTGTTTAAAGGTAGTTAGTTTTTGTCCAATACGGAGCCCTATAAGGTCTACAAAACTAGTTATGGACCCTTTTTGTGTTAATACAATTTCTGTTACTTTTAGTTCTGGATCTATATCTGTATAGGTTTCACCAGTATCGGGGTCTGTGATTTCAACCAACGGAATATCTTCAAGTTTATGATTAATACCATCTGGTAAAATACGAATGAGTTTTTCAGAGTCTACAAAATAGATGATACCTGAAATTTTTTTGCCAGTTGCCATTTGTATTTCATAGTGGTCTCCAAGTTGCATGGTTGCTTCATCTTCGAGTTCAACCAGTGTTTTTTTATTTTCCCCTTCTTCGCTTTGCTCTCGTTCATCTGATATAATTTCTTCTCCACTTGCAATAACCGGTCCCGCAGCCGGCAATCCTTGTGGTATAGCTGTTTCAGGTGTGCTTTGTTGTTCTGCCTCAGCTGTATTTTCTTGATTTGGTGGTGGTAGATTTTGTGTCGGTTGTTGCACGGACGCCTCTTCTTCTATTGCGTTTCCGTCCATGCGGGAGTCCTAACTCCATTATGTAAAAAATATACTGCTTAAATGAGGCACGTGGGGGCGTGGCTAAAAAATTGACACTCGATCCTGCTTAAATATCAAGTACAGTAATAGTTAGAAAAGATGCCTTATACCATTGATGTATTCACTAACTGGTCTAGTTATGAGACTTGGAGCGCACTACGTGCATACCTGGAATCTACTGAAGGTGGCAAACTGCGTGTAATTGAGCCTCGCGATGGTCAGTATGCAATTATTCGTTACGTAAAAGGACAAAGCAATTTCGAACTTCCCCACGTTCGTTGGTGCCGAAGTGTTGTAGTAGATAAAAATCTGCGTGTACCTGTGTCTGTAGCACCTCCCAAGGCTGTAGATCTTACCGAAGAATTTCTAGAAAGCGCTGTAGCCGCAGAGGAATTTGTCGATGGAACGATGATGAATATCTTCCGCGTAGGCGATTCTGATGTACAACTTGCAACTCGCAGTCGTCTGGGTGGAAAAGCCAAGTTCTATGATGGTGGAAAAACGTTCGAAGAAATGTTTGGAGAAGCTCTAAAAACTGCGGGTGTAGAGGACTCTAAACAAATCCTTCGTTCTGAGCACATTGCGTTTACCAGCGTAATTCTGCAACATCCTTCCAATCGTATTGTAAAGAAGATTGATGCCCCTGCCGTGGCTATTGTGCACCAAGGCTTTGTTTCCGATGGTGGTGTGGTTACAATCGAGGAAGATGCATCCGAGTTTGTAATGACTGGAGATCTAGAGATTCAGCCCTACAAGCTGGAGGTCATTCGTAGCTTTAAGAGCGTGGATGCATGGGTGTCCCAGCAAGCGCAGGAACGCGGGTTTGGCTGGCAAGGTCTTGTTCTCAAGGATGGCAAGGGTGGACGCGTTCGTGTTCGCAGCAGCGTATATGAGACTGTTCGTCGTATTCGCGGAAATGAATCCACCGCCGAGGAACGATTTGTTCGCCTCCGCCGCACGAAACAGATGGAGCAATATACTGCATTCTATCCTGAAGATCGTGATCTGCTCTATGAACTCGAGGGACGGCTGCGAAAGAATACTCGTCAGCTCTTCAAGTTCTACGCAGATACCTTTCGCGCCCGTAAGATTGAGTTCTATCGTCTGCCCTGGCCTTACAAGCACCATGTGAGCGAACTTCACAACCTTTACAAGGAAAATGTCAAGGCTGGATCTAAAGATAAAAAGATCGATCTTGACGCTGTGATTCGATATGTAAATACCCTCAATGAAACTGATCTCGCCAATATGTGCAAAGTGCATAAACTGGAGCTCAAGCCTGTAAAGGAGGCTCCCGCAGCCACCGAACCTACTGCAGAGGTCGCAGCTGGAACCGGTGAAACTGCAACTGCTTAAACCTTGTTAGTAATATATAACAAGATAATTATGTCTCATACTGATAATACTAATCTGCAGTATGTGACGGCATATTATAATATTCGTAGCCAGTCCATGGAAACACTCTTTTCCCATTTCAAACCCTTTTTAACCACCACATTACCGATTATGATCTTTACGGATGAAGCTGAGCTTCCACAAGAGGTTGTAAATCATCCAACTATTCAAATCGTAAACGTGTCACGGATGGATCTAGCTGCGTTTCAATTCGAGTCTCCCACTCTTCCCCAGAATCGCAATCCTGAAAAAGATACCCTCGGATTTTTAATGTTGATGAATGCCAAGCCAGAGCTTCTTTGGCGAGCTGCTTCCATCAAAAAGGCAGATGCGTATGTGTGGTTTGATCTAGGAATTCTAAAAATTTCCAAACAACACGACCGCTTTTTAAAGCGCATGGCTCAATTTAATGAAGCGATTGCCCTCAATCCAGATAAGGTCTCCATGCCAGGGTGTATTTCTAAGGAATCTGTGCAACTTTCTCATATGTTTGCCACGCCAATCTGGAGATTTTGTGGGGGCATTTTTATTGCACCCAGTACTGTTCTAGAAAACTTTGTAGTAGAACATAACAAACAACTCCAAACGTGTAAAGTAATGAATACTCTTACATGGGAAGTAAATCTATTTGCCAATATGGAAATTAAGCATCCTGATCTTTTTCATTGGTATGTCGCAGATCACAATGATTCTATCGTGGATGCGCCGATTTTACCCAAACAAAAACGGATTATTTTACTCACGATGATTAAAAATGAAAACCGAATTATTAAACGCATGATTGAATCCTCCCTCGCAGCCGTGGATGCTGTTTGCGTGTGCGATACTGGTTCCACTGACAATACAATCGAAGTTTTGACTGAATATTTCGCTAGATTTAAAATTCCTGCCAAGATTTTTAACGGTCCTGAACATCTGTGGAAAAATTTTGGTTACAACCGTTCCCAGAGTTTTCTATCCGCTGTAAAGTTTTGCGAAGAACTTGGATGGGATGCGGAGCATACCTATGCACTAGCCTTGGATGCAGATATGCAGCTCGTTGTACAGCCCTCCTTTCAAAAATCTAACCTGACCGCGGTTGGATACAAGATGATCCAAAAATCTCATGCACTGGAATATTACAATACGAGATTCATGAAAATTGGTCATCCCTGGAAATGCGTCGGCGTAACACATGAATACTGGGACGGCGGGCAAACGGATACGATCGGTATGGATCAGATGTATATTTCAGATATTGGTGATGGCGGATGCAAAGATGATAAATTCGAGCGTGATGTGCGTCTACTAGAGCAGGGACTGGTCGAGTCTCCCAACAATCCTCGCTATCTTTTCTACCTAGCTCAGAGCTACAAGGATAATAAACAGCTGGATAAGGCTATTGAGCTATACAAACGCCGCATTGATGCAGGAGGATGGTATGAAGAAATCTGGTATTCCATGTATGCCATCATGAAACTCTATGCTGAAAAGGGTGATGTACCGCAAGCGGAAATGTGGGGGCAGAAGGCATATGAATTCCACAACAAACGCGCCGAAAATTTGCTGTTTTTGTGCCGACTTTTCAAGGATAAGCGTCAGTACTACAAGGCTTGGCACTATTACCAGCTAGGTTCCGCCATTCCTAAACCGAATGACATGCTGTTTATCGAAACGGATTGCTACGATCGTAACTTTGATTTTGAGCGCACCATCATTCATGACTATGTTTTCCCTCACAAGAAACGCGAGAGCGTCGATTACAGTTTGACTTATTACAATAAATGGCACGAACACTGTTGCTACACGAATCTGCAGTGGTTTGTGCAGCGCATTCCGTCCAAGGTGCGTCAGCTCCAATTTCACGACATCGGTGACTTTGTGGCGACGAGCACATGTATCCTGAAACAGAAAGATGACATGTATAGACTAAATGTGCGCTATGTGAACTATCGGATCCAGCCAAATGGTGGATATTTGATGATGGAAAATGGTGTGATTAGCGGAGACCACGCGGTTCGCACGGAGAATTACACGTGCTTGATGGATTCCGACTTTAACATTCTGAGTGCGCTGAAAAAGATGGAGCCCGCGTTTAGTCCTTTACACCATCCTCGCATCAAGGGTATGGAAGATGTGCGCATTTTCTATGATTCCAAAGGTCGTATGCGTTACACGGGTACCAGCATGGAATACAGCTACAATGGAAAGATTCGTCAGGTGACTGGCGACTATAATCCTGGCGCTGGTAAGCTGGAAACTCTAGAGCAACTGAAACCTCCTACCGATACGGATTGTGAAAAGAACTGGATCCCTTACAAAGATGATCAATACATTTACAGCTGGCATCCGTTCTGGATTGGAAAACCGAATGAGGAAGGTGTACTAGAAATTAATGTGAAACAGGATACACCTAAATTCCTGAGCCATATGCGAGGATCTAGCCCTCTGGTGCGTGACGGTGATTATTACTACGGTATTACTCACTGTGTCATGTATCAGACTCCTCGTAAATACTATCACATGGTTGTGAAGATTGATGCACGGTCTGATAGACTGGTAGGATACACTGACCCTTTTTTCTTTATCAACAATGCCATCGAATATGCGCTGGGCTATGAAAAGATTGGGGATCGCCATATTGCAATCGTATCCCAAAATGATCGCCACCCTGTGATGTGCGAGTTCAAGGATGCAGATCTGCGCTGGCGTGCAATTTAATCATATCCTCTTCCTTAATACGCTCACCTTTTGGGCTAAAGATCCAGACTTCACATACATAACCCTTTTCACGCGTTGCATTCCATTTTGCAGTATTTTTATCTAAATCTTTTGAATACGTCCATGTAGACTTCACCTCTATAATCTTGTTTTTAGAGGGTATAAACATATCTGGAAAGTAATACTTTTCCTTGTCGTTAAAACTATATAGAATTCGTGGAACCTTTCCACGTTCTGTAATAATCTGATCTTCTGAATATTGTTGCAATAGAATATTCAGAGCAAAGTGTTCATACCCTTGAATAAGTATGATCTTACCGCTTGGAAGCGTATAATTTTTGTATTTTTTACCTGTTTTTTGTAATTTTTCCATAATTTCTACAGATTGGGCTGCATATTCGACTCCATAATTCTCTTTTGTCGTTTGTTTCATTTTATTACGAACATCTACATTTTGTGCAGGACTACTAACGCCATACTTTTGTAAGCATGTTTCTTTTACTTTTTCTTTAATGATTTCATCAAACATCGGATGACCGTCGTATTTTTCATTAAAGGCTTTTTTGATTTTTTCTTTAATTTCAGGACGTTGTCCTGGATTTACACATCCATATTTTTCCATATGCAGGGCTGCGCGTTTTTCTTGAATCTCTTTTGATTGAAGTGGATGGCAACCAAAATGTTTATCATATGTTTCATTTTTCTTATCTTTAATTTCTTGAAGTTGTGATGGATTTATCACACCATAACGTTCAGTACATGTATTTCTCATTTTTTCAGCCTTATTTTTATTTACACATTCTTTACAATACGCCCCTCCATAATAAATTATAAAATTAAACCCTTTATTACATTCTTTAGAACATCTACATGTATAGTGTATCATGCTCGCACCATTCAATTCTTTGTATTCGCCTTGTAATGTAGCGTTTGCTTCTGATACTGCTTTTGTAAGAAGTTCTCTATCGAACTTTCGTGTTACCTTACTCATCTCTTGATATACATTAATGAGAATATGTGTGTTCAATTTTATGATAGCTTTAAGCTGGTAGTGATTCCAACTAAAACTATTTAAAAATATTACAACTAGATATGTAGAAAGAAAAGATGGCTGTTTGTGGAATTGACCTCGGAACCTGCAACAGTTGCGTGTCGATTTATGTGAATGATCGGGTAGAAATCATTGCAAACGATCAGGGCAATCGCACGACGCCTTCCTATGTAAGTTTTACCAGCGAGGAGCGACTGATTGGTGATGCGGCGAAACAACAATGCGCTGGAAATCCTAAAAATACTATTTTTGACGCTAAACGTCTAATTGGTCGTCGTTTTGATGATGCATCTGTCCAAGAAAATATGAAACATTGGCCTTTTAACGTGGTAAATGTTGGCGGAAAACCAAAGGTGGAAGTGGAATACAAGGGTGAAATGAAACAATTTCTACCGGAGGAGATTGGTGCGATGGTGCTGACCAAGATGAAGCAAATTGCGGAAGGATATCTGGGACAGGAGGTAAAATCTGCGGTAATTACCGTTCCTGCATATTTCAACGATGCACAGCGTCAAGCCACTAAAGATGCGGGGGCGATCGCGGGTCTGAATGTACTGCGCATTATCAACGAGCCGACCGCGGCTGCGATTGCGTATGGTATGGACAAGATCGGTGATGGCAAGACGCGCAATATTGTTGTTTTTGACTGTGGTGGTAAACTAAGCGCATGTGCTGCGTAATCTGCTTCCACAATAATATGCCGTGTGAATTGCTGGAAACCCCTTAGAGCTGTTAATACCACAACAGGGTAACCTAATCAGGTTGCGAATGTGAAGGTTTGAAAAATTAACAGATTGGGCAATCAGCAGCCAAGCCTGTAAAGGAAGGTTCAACGACTAGGCGCAAGCCCACGAGTGCACGGGCGAAGATTGATGTCATAGGTTCCACCCCTACACCATCTAAAGAATTAGGTGGTACCTATGATAGGGAAACATGGAATCAAATTATTTTGAATCGATACGAAAAATTCGTGACAAAGTATCAAATACAGAATTCTCTTTACCTTCTTGCTCCATTCAAAAGATAACTTCTACATTTTCTAATACAAAAATTCCAATTTATAAATTGGTAATTAATAATAAACCTATTTCAAGAAATAATACAATTGTGGTTCTATATGAATGTCAAACATGCAATTTACAACAGGAAATAACTTTGAATCTTTTTATGCGAAAAGTAAATAAAAATTCTACAAGGTGCGAATCTTGTAGAAATAAAGATGATAATAAATGTGAAAAACAAAGTCAGTTTATGAAAGATAATATTCATAAAATTCGTTCAGGTGAATATATACCTGTAACTAATAAGGTAAAAAATAATACTCTGGAACAGCATCTTCAAAAGTCAAAATTGGACTGGGACAATGAGGATGATGAATTCAAAGAACATTATTTATTTACACATTTAACTGATGAAGATTTTACACGTATATCGTCTAAAATTATAAGTGTGGGCAATGATAAGATTAAATCATTAACTGATTGGTATTATTACCCAACTTATCGCATATATAATCAATCAAAGTATACGCCTATGTTAATTAACAGGTTTGAAGAACAAACAGAAAAGCCACAATATATTAAATTTAAATGTGACAATTGCGAATGTGAATTCATACATCGTGATTTAGAAGTTATTAAAAATCATATAAAATTATTTTGTCAAACATGCACGCTTACCAATAAAAAGTTTCATATTAGAAAAATGAAACTTAATAATGGTGATAATATTATGTGGCAAAGTAATCCTGAAAAACGATTTATTGAATGGTGTGAAGAAAATAAAATTTCGATAAAAAATGGTCCAAACATAAATTATATTTTTAAAGATAAACAGCATATATATAGGGTTGATTTCGAATTACCTGATCATAAAATGCTTGTTGAAATTAAAGATAATCATTGCTGGCACAAAGACCAAGTTTTATCTGGAAAATTTTTAGCTAAAGAAAATTCTGCAAAAATATGGTGTGAAAATCATCAATATACATATCACGTACTTTTTCCAAAATCAATACAAAAATTTAAAGATTCTGTGTTAAAATCTTCGTAAGATATAGTCTGAACTCTATAGAAATATAGAGAGGTATGAGTTAAATTCTCGTACGATAACAAATTGGGAACTCACGATATTTCCGTCCTGACCATTGATGATGGCGTTTTCGAGGTAAAAGCCACTGGGGGCGACGTGAATCTCGGCGGCGGGGACATTGACAACATTCTAGTGTCTCACTGCGCCGACGAATTCAAGCGCAAGACCAAAACCGACATTAAAGACAACGCCAAGGCGCTCCGTCGTCTGCGCACGGCTTGCGAGCGCGCGAAACACACTCTGTCTTCTGCAACCCAAGCCAATATCGAAGTCGACAGTCTGGCGGAAGGAAATGATTTTAGTCTCGTCCTAACTCGCGCCAAATTCGAACAACTTTGCGATGCAGTTTTCCGTCGTACCGTTGCGCCTCTGGATGGCGTCCTGCGTGACGCCAAGCTGACTAAATCTGAAATTGATGAAATTGTAATGGTTGGTGGTAGCACCCGTATCCCTCGTATTCGTCAGCTGGTGAGTGATTATTTCGGTGGAAAGAAACTGAATGACAGCGTCAATCCTGACGAAGCTGTAGCGTACGGCGCTGCGGTGCAAGCCCACATTCTGACCGGTGGAAGCAAGAAAACCGAAGATATGATTCTGCTAGATGTTGCACCTCTGTCTCTGGGTCTGGAAACCGCAGGTGGAATCATGACTCCACTCATCAAGCGCAACTCCACCATTCCCAAGAAGGCTACGCAGACATTCAGCACCTACAGCGATAATCAACCTGGTGTAAGCATCCAAGTCTATGAAGGCGAGCGCCAGTTTACTCGCGACAATAATCTCCTGGGCAAGTTCCAGCTGGATGGTATTCCTCCCATGCCTCGTGGCGTGCCTCAGATTGAAGTCACGTTCGACGTGGATGCGAACGGTATTCTGAATGTGTCTGCTGTAGAAAAGAGCACGGGCAAATCTAACAAGATCACAATCACCAATGATAAGGCACGTCTAAGTCGCGAGGAGGTGGATCGACTGGTCGCAGAGGCTGAAAAGTATGCAGCTGACGATAAACTGCGCATGGAAAAGGTGGAAGCTCGCAATACCCTGGAAAGTTACCTGTACAATGTGCGCAACACCCTGCGCGAAGACAAAGTGAAGGATAAACTCGGATCTGACGATGTATCTTCTGCCGAAACTGAAATTGAGTCTGGACTGAGTTGGCTGAGCAGCCATGAGGATGCGACCGCAGACGAGTTCAAGGAAAAACAAAAAGAGGTGGAAGAAAAGCTCCGCCCTCTGATGATGAAACTGTATGCTGGAACCGAGAGTGGCAGCGGTAATGACAGTGCGGCTGGATCTGGACCCGCTGGTCCTAAAGTTGAAGAGGTAGATTAAGTATTAGAAGTATCCGACTTTGAAGTAAATATTTTGTCTAATATTTCATAATTATGATCATTTTGTAAATGTTCATGGAGTAATGTGTTATAGTATTTTATTTTTCTATTTTGTGAAAGTCTTGAAACATGTGCAAGACGATGTTTACGCGTTTTATTTGTTTTTTGCACAAGTATAGGTGAAACAGTTTTATACATGCGTATGATATTTACACTTGAACGAGGTGCTCGTGTGCTGTTAATTTTGTATCCATTTTTATTATAAAATTGTATTAAGTCTGCGTCTGCTGGGTATAATTCAATCAATTCAATCTTATTTTCTAAACAATACTGATTTACATCGTATAAAATATGACTTCCCAAACGGTAAATGTTGGGTTTTGCACACAATAATGTAATTTCTATATATTTTTCAGGCTTGTAATTTCTGCGCTCATTTTCCATGCTTGCTAACATTTGTATAGATGTTGGCATTTCTTCTAACTTTTCTTTCCATACAACAAATCCAATTACATCCCCTTTACTAAAATAAATAATGCCCTTTTTAAAATTATTAAGTGATGCATTAATATATTTTTCAGATATTTTTTTATGACAAGTATCATATGCACATTCTTTTGCACGATTGACGAATAGCCGATCTTTTTTAGTGAAAAAGTGTTTGAATACGGTATCTGGCATATTTGATATATTGGCAACTTCTTCCATGTTCTATTTTTAGATAAAATAAACTATTTAAACGATTAACTATTTTATACTATAGGCGATTATTGATTCGCTTCCTCCGGGACATTAGTCTAGTGGTATGATTTCTGGTTTGGGTCCAGAAGGTCTCGGGTTCGATTCCCGAATGTCCCCTTCACTGGATTAGCTCAGTGGTAGAGCGCTGCCTTGACACGGCAGAAGTCATGAGTTCAATCCTCATATCCGGTACGTTTGCATGCTTACATTCAAACGCATCGAAAGTTGTAGAGAAGTTCGGACAAATGATTCAAACCCCATATGATTACCTGATGAATATTTGCACGGCGTGTTATTTGGTATGCTATGTTCCAGATTTATACGCAAACTATCGCAATAAAAATGCAAATGTTTGGAATCTTCCTGAAAAGGCGCTCATTTTTGTAGGGTCTGGATTCGCGCTCGCATTTTCTGTTCTTACACACGACCCTGCGCTCATTATCAACTTTGCCCCGCTTTTTGTTTTAGATGGGGCGTCCCTGGGAATGCGAACTTACTATGCATATCGCAACCGTAAACCTCTGCTTCCTACAAGTTATGCAGACTTGGAAGTAACCACCCCTAGCTAGACTTTCGTCCAGCTTTCGAAAGAAGGTGGCGCCCATAGGAAAAAATTTGGCGCAATGCAATCTGCTGGATGGGATCCATGATTGGATACATTGCTTTTTGCAACCAATCTGCAATTTGCCGTTTCCCTTTCAAACATGCGTGAAGATACACTTTTTGAAAAATAAATGGCCAATCCGGTTCACGCGGCAGATCAGAATTATCCATCAGTTGACATACTTGTTGTTGCAATTCTTCAAGATTTCCATCATTAATATGTTGTTTTGCTTCTGCAATAATATCCTGGTCCATCTATATTCAGCTGTGATATATCCTTAAACATATTAGAAATGCGTCCCCTGCAGATTGCAGCACTGGTATTAATGACTGTAGCAGTCATACTCACGGGATTAGGAGGTACGATGGACATGTATGCACACAATTTTCATATCACAAAACAACACATGTGGAACGACAGCCTTTTTATGGCAGTCCTCGCCATATTTGTATTGCTCTGGGATATGCAATCCTAGACACCTTTCGGGTTTTCTTCCCCTTCCTTTGCATGCCCAGTATCATGCGCAACCTTTTCAGCTTTTTCCTTCTCTTCTCGTTCCTTCTCCTCTTTTTCCTTTTTAGCAATCAGCGCCTTATTTCCTAATTGCACATGTATAACAGTGTCTGCTTGTATATCATAATTACTTTTTTCATCACCGATCTCTACATGAATTCGATTTCGTGAATCTATACAAGATCCACCAATTATGATTCTACAAAATTTAACACAATAATAAAAAACAACAAGACCAATCGTTCCACCTACAGAACCGCCTATAATATAGGACTGTTCCATATAATTCCTAATTATATCTAAGAAACAACTAGAGTTGGTCGCTTTACGACACGTTTAACTGTAGAAGCCGCTGCAGCCGCAGCCAGCTGTTGAGAGGGGTCAACAATCTGCGCTTTTCGGGACCATTCGGCATACCATTGCTCAAACATACCATAGCATGCTTGGGCGGCGGCTTTGAGTGCAGCTCGAGCAGTCTGCTCACTACCATCCTTCACACCGATACGAATCACCATTTCATCTCGGAGAGGGTGAGGAATATCATATCCTACGAATGTAATGTCGCCCCTGTCAATCAGATTTTTATCAATCCACGCTTGAAGAAGATGACCAAGCGTATGGTCCTGTCCCTGAAAGAAGAAGTCATATCCTAGCAGCTGACCCTCGGAAGGTTGTACAGTTACATCCGCACCCAGTGCATCCTCGGCGAAAGGTTTGCATAGCTCCGCGCCCTTTTGACAAGCTCGTGCTAGAATTGCAGCTGGATGAAGAACACCTACAGATTCGATCGTAAAGTCAAAGCTATAGGGCTCGCCAGTATCATCTTTCAGAAAGCAACGATTGACTTCCAGTGTATTGAATTCCCGAGTCAGCTCACCCTTTCGTTTTTGATCCTGATCTAGTTCAGCCGGATTTACATCTTTTGCAGTTTGCAGCCAGCGTTCAAATACCTCCTTTTCCTTCAGCGGATCCCTGTCTCGGGTGTATGCATACGCGCACTGCGCAGTCGGAATAAATCTCGCGTTTTCACGACCGACACCAACAGTTGCTTTTGCTTCGATATGGATTTCTTCCGGTTTTCCACCAGCCATCATTGGTTTCAATGATGCAATAAGGCATGTATCGTGTGTTTCCGGATGAGGATGAAAGAACTTGTAGGAGGGGATTTCCACATATCCATCGCCCTTTTTTTCTAGAACCTTAAAGTCTGCAGCACAAACATCTACAGATTTTTCTTCAGTATTTACTTTATTCAGTACAAATTTATACTTGTCTGCATCCCACGCTAGAGGGTTTGAAACATGAATGGGCAGAAGTCCAATGCGGTGCGCCAGCATTTCATTGGTCATCGGAGTTGAGTTGGATAGAACTCGCACATCGGCGGTAGAACCATCCTCTTTAATATCCGACCGAAATCCCACAGTTTCAACGGCAATCATGCACAGACGACGTAGCGTGTTTGCATACGCTACATGTGTGGGGGCTAGACGAAAGGAAATTGTATTCATTCGGGGACTCATATTTACATCATGAAAGACACCTTCATACTTAGGGGCTGCCATTCTATCCGTGTGTACCTTTCCTAATGATAGAGGCACCGATCAATTTTTAGGTCCTGTTCTCTCCGTCTCGCGGCTATCCTGTCAAAGTTTGTCTGTTGTTATACAAAAGAAGGGATTTCAGGAAATGAACAATTCCGGGGGACCTCAACATATCTGCTTTTATAGCAATAAATGCAGATGGTCTGCAGCATTCATTAATGAAATCAAAGATACGCCCTTTAAAGCTGAATTCAAGTATATTTGTGTTGATCCTGGACCGAATGGACAGCGCCCACAACTTCCTGGTTGGCTGAAAAAGGTTCCGACGCTCGTTATTCGCGGCGAAGATGAGCCCCGAACCGATGGAGATGTCCTGAATTGGTTGGCTGAAAAGAAACTTCTTTCTAGTCGTGGGGATGGCGGGTCAGCGGGAGGAGCTGCACCAGCTTTAGCAGAACCCGAACCATGGGTTGGTAATGAAATGGGCGGTTCTTACACAAAAGGGTTTAGTTTTATTGCCGATGATCAGGCTCCATCAGGAAACTTTGAATTTCTAAACGGGCAAAATGCACCCGGTACACGCACTGCATCAGATATGCCTAATGGAGGTCTTGGTGCAAGAGCACAGCCGCAAAAGTCAAAACGTGAGGCGCTTTTTGACAAACAGATGGAAGATTATATGCGTCAACGAGGGGCTGGAATGCCACCACCAGTCATGCGCCAATAAATGTGTTGCGCGCAGTGGTGTGTGCGGTAAAATAGTTTAAAACATCCCTTCTAAGACTAGTAGTTAGTAGAAGAAATGTCCACTGGATCTCCTCTTACCGCATTTAATACTATGCTTATTCGTTTTTTTGAGGAACTGCGGGATACATTTCCCGAAGAACGGGATATTCGCGTAGCCCTGGATTATATTCAAAACGCGCGAAAAATCAATCCGCGTCTAATTCTGGACCTGTACATGGAGCATGTTGCCAAACCCCTGCGCGAAGCGATCGCAAAAGAGGATGTTGGTGCGATTATCGTCTATGCGCGTGAAAAGGCGAGCGGTCAATACAATGAAATCATGCCCGCACTCTCTATTTTTGATCGGCACTGGGGTGGACTTGCAGATTCCAATCGAAATGCAATCTGGAAGTACATGAAAGTGCTCATTGTTCTGAGCGACAAGGCGCAGTCTACCCGCGTTTAAGATGCACATTGTGCTAAGCCGTCCACGATATAGCGATTCAGCTGCGCGGAGCTCATCGTATCGTAATTGTAAATGATGGTTTTAAAAAAGAAGAGTTCGTAAAGTCCTAAAATCAGCACAAAACTGAGATTTTCAGCAATCATACGAACCCAAGGAACTTTCCACTGCTGCCACTTTCCATACAAAGCTGCACCAGTACACATTAGGAGACAAACTCCAGAATATAGGATCGATATATTCAGCAACTTTTGATTGTAAATCGACTGCTGAAAATCTGCATTGTACCCTGCTTCATCAATTTGTGTTTGATTTACTAAATTCTGAAGAAGTTGTGAAACTATCCATTTTGTAGTATTTGACCAATTTTCTGTGCAATTTGCAACGATTGGTTGGTAGTAGGCGTCGATAGTTTTTAGGATGCCGGCGTCTTCGGTTCGGTTGACGTACAGGAAATAAAAAATGGTTTCGAATCCTGAAATCAAAAACAAATGGAAACTCAGCTTAAATGTAAGAAGGAAACACATAACACAGGGTCCACGATTTTTGCGCAAGAGAGGCTCGTGCGTATTTTTTGGCGTTTTTGTCCCCGGCGCCGAAAAATACGCACTGGACCGGGGAGATGGGGGAGCCGACCTTTGATCCAATGCATTGAGGGAGCCAATGCGTTTGGGTGGTACCGGGGTGCGTTCGGGTTCTTCGGTTTCAATATCCCGGCGCGTAGGTATTAAAATGGGTGTAAGGATATCTTCATCGGAATCTTCATGTTTTTGCTTCAGAATTATGAAAGAGTCTGAATAGGATACGGCTCGTTTCATCCTTGTAAACACAGGGTGGAAATGCTTAAACCATCGCCCAGTTGTAACTGCAGATTTGAATGAGTTATGAATTCAAAGGGCAACATTATACATCCAGTTTCAAATCTTGCAACTTTCCACTTTATGCACATGAACAACTGCTCGGCATTCTGCGGGGGGCACTCGAGAAAGTAAACGCATCTATTCTTTCGTATATTGATCAAACCTTTACAAATGAGGGATATACATGTGTTTTTCTGTTAAAAGAGAGTCATTGTAGTATTCATACATATCCAGAGCACGCAAGCGCATTTATAGACTTTTTTACATGCGATGCGAAATGCAGCATGGGTGAATTTCATACATTTCTAGTTTCTGCATTAAAACCAGAATCTTCTGAATTTCAAATCCAGGATAGACAATAATTGTATCATCCAGCAAAGAGATGGCAAAGACGTTTGGTGTGGTAAGTCCCTCCGACTTGCATGGAATTCGTGTCGCGTTGATTTTGATTTTATTTTGGGTTGGAATCTGGAATTTGACAGAGGATGCTATAACTTGGCTAGAAACGGAATATTTGATTCCCCGCCGCAAATTGTACATTGGTCTTGTTTTAGTGATCCTTTTGATCATCATTTTGGATCCTCATACGTTTGAAAAACTTTAGACAAGTCCAAAAATACAGCGTAAAGACTCTCTTCTGGACTTTACAAGATCAGAAGAGATGAGTAACGATCTGGTGCAAGTGTTTCAAGAAAAATACAGCGAGTTTTGCCAAAAACTCGGCGAGGTTGTTCCAGAGTTAGCAATCCAGATTACAGCGGCTGCTGCATTTTCAGCGGCTGATAGACTGGAAAAATTCAGCGAAGAAATCGTTCCCACCTGTTCCCCGTCCAGAGATGCTGCAAAAAATCCAGGACAGGTACTTCCCGGTGTTGTTCTCACAGATGCCATCTGGGAAAGTCTAGGATCTGCATCACAAAAAGCTATCCAGGAATATTTGACTATCATGACCATGTGCTGTATTTATACCAAAGGTCGTGAAGGTTTTGATGCCGCTGGAAATCCAACTGCGGAGTGGACTGCTGAATTTATGGAAACCTGGAAATCTAAAATGAGCTCTATGGATTTTGATGGCATGTCTAAAAAACTCGCTGAAATTCTTGGTGGCATTGGACCCGACAAAATGCCAAAACTCCCCGAACGTTTCTTAAAGGGTCACCTGGCTAAACTTGCAGAAGAGCTTGTTCGTGAATTCAAACCTGAAGACTTTGGTCTTTCCACTGAAGAACTAAAAGCGTGCGATGAAGATCCCGGGCGAGCCTTTCATCTTTTAACTGAAATATATACAAAGAAACCCGAAGTACTTCAAAAAGCAATCCAGCGTATTGCAAATCGTCTCCAGCAAAAGATTGCGCGCGGTGAGATTCGTCCCGAACAAATTAAGCTGGAAGCCGAGGAACTTATCAAAGAATTCAGCGGAAATGGTGCATTTGTGGAGATGATGGAAACGTTTCGCAATACTTTCGGCATGGATGATCCTGATTTAGCCCGTGATATGGGGCGTGATGGTGATGCTCGTCGTAATATGGTCAAGGAACGTCTTCGTAAAAAAATGGAGGCAAAGAAGGCTGCAAAGAAGTAAGGGCATAATAGAGAGGGGTTTCTAGAATGCCCGATTGTCCGTGTGAAACATTATGGATATATTCTCCAGGAAGCTTATTAGGAACTAACTTATTAGTTTCAGATATTTGTGAAAGTAATAACATAAATGCATTTAGCAGAGCTGTTGTTATAGGACTTTTATTGGCTGCACTCGCCAGCCCCTTCTTGGGGTTGGGGGGATTAATTGTTGTGCTTTTAGCCATTTTATTCTTGTACGGTCGTTGGATTTTTGCAAAGATTATTCCTGATGCTCGCACTGTTGTAACTGAAAAGCCGGTCGTGAAGAAGGAGGGATTTGCCGATTTAGAGGGTGCAAACATTCGTGAATGCCCTACGGAACCAAAGGCATTTCCACCTATTCTAACAAGTCCTGGAGTGGCTGTAAAAACACGCCCCACTGCACGCAATCCCTTTATGAATGTGTTATTGGATGAACTCAAATATAACCCCACCCGTCCACCGGCTGATTACAGCACCGACCCCAATAACCAAGTCATCCTTGATGACTTTTTCCGTGTTCAATGGTCAAGTGATCCGACGGATGTGTTTGGAAGAGCGCAAAGCCAGCGCCAATTCTATACCATGCCCAGCACGAGTATCCCAAATGACCAGGGCAGCTTCCAAAATTGGCTGTATTTAATTCCTGGAAAGACTTGCAAAGAAGGCAACAGGGATGCTTGCTATCCTGGAACAAATGGCGGTCCTATTCCTTGGCTGAGCCAGCCAAATTAGAAATTTGGACAGCAAGTCGAAGACTGAGCCAACCCAACTAAGGTTTGGACTGTTAATAAGATTTTATTTATACGTAAACTATACCTATAAATTAAGTCTATACTGGTTATTTTATTACTTCTTTTTTTGAGTTTGCAGAGAGGGTTTGGGTGCACATTTGAATCGTTTTAGAGTGCGCCCTCGTTTTTGTACTACTGATTTTGTACAAATACCAATTGCCGCAGACTCTTTAGCTTTTCTGGATTTATTTTTACCACGAAGTCGCACAGTTTTGCGCACCTTTTTAATGCAACGGCAAAATTTGGATGCAAGTTTGGAAGAATAGCCGCCTCCACTGAATCCTTGTTCTAAAAAGGCTGGATTCATGGCTCGAATAGAACCATCTTCTAAACGCACCATGTATCTAAACCCTTTTCCGTCTAGGTACTGAATTTCTGGCTGAATTTCAACACCTTTGCCAGCAAGTGGACCTGGGGGTGTGGCTTTGATTTTTGCCGTCTGATATGGCTGAAATGAAAACTTGCCCATTTCCCTTTTTATATCATCAACACTGGAAGCTAATTCTGGCTTTACATAAAATTTGGAGCCATATTCTGGAAATAATAGGATATTTCCCTTTTGTACGGCTGCAGCCGCTGCCACGGGTGCGATAATTGGTTGTTCAGCCATCGCAGGAGCAGTTAAAGCAGCCTGTTCTGCATTTGTCATAGACATGCGAATTCCAGCAAATTCTTCTTGGTTCATATGCGTGAGTTCAGAACCGCTTTTTGTTTCTACATGTCCATCTGCAAAACGAACCCTGTATGCGACGTCCGCTGTATTTCCAGCACCTCGCTGGATTTCGATAGACATGACTATAGCATACGCCTCTCCCACCTGAACGCCTTCCCCTACAAAAAAGCGTTCTACGTGGGGTAAATTCAGCAATCTAGTATTCACATTTCTTGGAGTTTTTAAAAGTTCTATTATGTCCCCTTTTGGAACTAAATGACCGCCAATTAAACCATTTACTATCATGCGATCATGTGCCGACAATCCAGGTGCATTTAATATTCTAACAAAATTTTCCGTGGATAATAGAAATAACGATTTATAACATGATTCAGGAACTTTACGAACACCTAGACTTAGGCGTCGCGAGTGTTTAATAGATTTTGTCATATCTTCAGCCATTTGTTTCAGCTGTGCTTCATAATTTGCATTTGATTTTCCAGGTATTTTGCGATATTTCGTTTTTAAATAATCCAAAAATCCAGTAGGATTTTCTTCTAATTGTTGTACATTTCCTGGCATAATGTGCATATGCGGAGCTAAATCTTCAGCTGCTCTGCATGACTCAATAACAATAAAGGTATATTTTTTTGGAAAGGCGCCACTAGGATTCATAGGGTTTGGCTGTGCTCTTTTAGTCAAAACTTCATAAATAGAAGATTGACTTCCTAATCCCATCTTATACATTGCATTCTCCTTGTGTTGCATTATAGTTTTCTCCGACTCTTTTAAAATTTCATTTAGTGGACCAGTTGCGTTATACCCGTGTTCTCTATACTCTTCATCAATCTCCTTATAAGTCTTATTTGCATTTTCGATCGTTTCCAGTATATCTCTTGGAAGAGGTAATTTCCACACACCAATAAGCGCAAAAGGATATTGAAAGTTATGAATATCAAAAGCTACATTCTGAATCAAGTCGCCAGGCTCATAAATGCTTAATTTTCCAGGTTGAAACGGGCTCTCAGGAGAAAATAATACGTCTTTGAATAACTCTCTGTCACGAAGTCCTTCAAAAATACGTGTATAATATTCTTTTACTGATTCACCGGGATTTAAAAACCGAAATTGATTTAATAATTCTTCTTGTGATTCGCGACGTTCAATTGATGCAGAGGCTGGACCTCGAAAAAGGATCCATGTATTTTCCGGAACAAGAAATACGGTTCCATCCTGACTGCCATGCGCCGTCATGGATATAAGGTTAAAATTACTAGCAAATGTGAATGGGTTTATGATTTCAGGCGGAAGCGGCAAATAGTTAATGCCACCACCTTTCATCTTCTCTATTCATGTAAGACCAATATTTATCCTCCCGACTCTTTTTGTTTTCTTCCTACAGAGATATCACCAGGAATGGAAGTAAATCGTTTAACAAACGTGCGCGATGACATGTGCGCAATTCAACAGTACTACAAGCAATCCGTTGGTCCGGGCTCATATGCGACAACATATTTGGTTCCTGATGCACGTGTTGTAAACCCTCTAGCCGTTGAAAGTTTAATCATGTATCCCCGTGACGGTTTTGGTTTCAATAACAAGAACATCAATGCAGACAGCATTTTACGCAACCAACCTGGATTTCTCAGCAAGCGTTGCAGTACTCGTCAACAAGCCCGTCCCTTCCTGAGCGTGCCTTTCATGGGTGGCGGACGTGGCAATCCTGATGTGGAGACTCCTCTGCTGCACTCCGAGATGAGTCGCATGGGCAAGGCTTGCGACACTGTAACAGAGACTTTCTTCCCGCAACAATATACCCCCCTTGTACCCACATTGGCTGCAACCATCCAGGATCCTAAAAATTTAATCCCCGAGGTGGCGGCTCCTGGTTGGATTCGTGGTGGTCTTCCCAGCCGTGAATATATCCGCAATGTAAACTGCTAAAGGCTGCTGCAAAGTTATAATTTCTACAGGAAATACTCTAGAAATTATAATGAATACATAGGAACGATGGCATCGCCGCTTTTTTGGGGTGCAGCGACGGTTGAATACATAGATGAACTCGTTGCAAAAAATAAAGCTTGGGTCCGTGAGGATAATGGAGCCGTGTATGACATGAATGTGCCAAACAGAGTTGTTCGTCAAAATTATTCTGCGACGGAAAATAATTTAGCATCCCCGCAAGCCAAAAGGCACATTTTAGGACTGGTTGGGGGAAATGAAGTGAGCCAAATGGCTGGAAATCCACAAGATATTGAATCTGAACTTCGAGGCATCACTCGCCCTCTGACTAACTGCCCTGGTCGTGAATATAAACCTACAATGGCTGGTCAAGAGAAACTTTTAATTAATAATCGCAAAACAAACATGGCGATTGATATTCGTCCGGTGCACATGCCCGAGTATCAGATGTGGGGCTATGCACCTGTTTTTACTGCACTACCTTTGCGAAAGGAAACCTGCGGTCGCCCCGAAAAGTATTAACGACCGATTCTAAGTCTATACTGGGTTTTACTCGACCCGTTAAAGAAGAGTTCACGCTTTACTTCAACAGTTGTAAACCATGCAAGTGTGGCAATTATACTAATTGTAAGTATATTTGCCACAACAATATCACGAATTGATTTCATAGAGATCTAGTTGTGTATAGAGGAAAATCTTAAAATGCCTGTCAAGGTAGGTAAGTTATGGCGGACGAGTGTTCACCTGTTCAGCAAAGTTGGACAAGACCACGTATGGATCCGTACCATAGTTTGGATGATATGAGAATTACGAGCTATGCATTACGTTATTATGTAAATCCCCCAGAAGCCAATTGTCCATCCATGTTTCCCGTTGAACCCACCACCCGAATCCAAAAGCAGGGCAATTCATGGCCACAAGCCCAATGGCGTACGGACGTGGAAACAGATCTAAAAGGTATTAATCGCTTTAGTCAACGCGTCCGCTGCGATGACGTATTATACAATCCCGAGACAAATCGTTTCAATACCACCCCTCTTGATCATGCACAAGATGGATCTTTTCCTTTGAATTTTAACAGACTTCACAATCCTCCTTGTACACTAAGAGCAACGGGCTGGAATCGCTGGCAACCTTTATTTCACGATCCTCAAAAGACATTTGAACAGCCCTTTGATTATTTCATTCCTTCTCGCGACGTGGACAAGGCGCGCTGCCCGTCCTATCCACGTTCAGCCAACCCAGTTAAGGTCCCTGCCTATAACCCTATGGAAAATCTGAGCAAATATGGTCCAGCAATGGCACCTGGATCTGTTCCAGCACGTGCATAAGTATTGTAATCAATTACACAAGATAGTCTTTACATGTTTCATGTTTGCCACCATCTTGAATACATTTGTGATATAAATGTTGATCTTCTCCAATTGTTACCTTAGGTTCAACTGATTGTACGGGCATTGAAGGGGGGGTGGGAGCTACAGGTGATGAAGAAACAGGGGGAGGGCTAGAACCAAATACGCGGTCTACAATATTTCTTGCAATAGAAGTACCTACACCAAAAGAGAACCCCTCTTTTACAGTTTGCATAAATGAGGGTGAAGAGGATTGCATTGGGGTGGGTGTAGGAGTAGGGCGTGGCATAATAGGACCGGTATAACTTACCCTTGGAAACATGGTATTTGCCGAAACAGGAGGTGTAGATTTTTGCTGATTTGTTTGATTGCGAGGCATACTTCTTATTTATTAAGGGGTGTTTGTAATTTAAGCCATTTTATCCAGGACGCCTAAAATGCACTACTAATTACCTCTCATCTCTTTTAGAATATGGAAGCTGCTGCCTTGGCAGGTTTAATGGGAATAGGATACGTTGTATCCCGACTTGCAGGACCCAAACCAACTGTTAAAAAAGAGGGATTTCAGACAAATAGTCAAGCATCGGCGGCAATGACATTTAAACCTGGAAGTCAAACAGTTGCACTCAAATCTCCACCCACTTCTGCACTTGCTCTGACACCTCAGGGTGCCAATGCGGTTGCTCCCGCACCCGAACTTGATATGATGTATCAGCTTCCGAATGGTCAAACCTATCCTAGCGAGCCATCACCAGGACCCTATGGAATGCCTGTTGGATTTGCAACACAACAACCCCCCTTGGCACCTCCGAATCCGTCTCGTTCTACACCTGGTCCCAAGCCAAGTCCCCCAGAAGACTTTACGGCGCAGGTTCAAATGAATCCATCTGGCATAGAAGCCAATCCCAATTATTTGGACGGTGATATGATGAGTATTTCTGGAAATAGAATCAACTCTTCCGAGTTTACGCATAATAACATGGTCCCCTTTTTTGGAGGGCGCGTGAAGCAAAATATGCGAGCTGCAGCCAATAATAGTCTCTTGGATACATACACAGGTGCTGGGTATACTCAAATTGCAAAAAAGGAGGTGGAAACCATGTTTGACTATCAGCGCCCGTTTGGCAACCCCTTTGGCTTGGAAAGTTCTACTGATTTTGTACAAAGTCGTATTGACCTTCCGCGTGCACGAAATGGCGAACGCCCATTTGAGCCTACTCGTGTTGGTCCAGCAGTGAATGAAGGGTTCGGTTTAACGGGTAAAGGTGGATTTCAACAATTGGAAATTAACGAAATTATGCGTCCCAAGACAACGGATGAGCTTCGTGTAGCTACAAATCCTAAGATGACATACTTACAACCCGTTGTTCCCGGACAACATTTTGTCGCAAACCCTTCCGACAATCCTGGTGAAGTTCGTAAATATAGACCTGATAAGTTTTACATTGATCCTACATTGTCTCGTGCGGGCGCAGCCGCCCCCGCGGAAGTTCATAAGGAAATGAGTCGCCCTGTACAAGTTCTTCCCGAGACAACCCGTTCAGAAACGTCAACCGAAGCATTTGGTCCCGCTGCTGGTCAAGATACGCATCAAAGTTATGTAACTGGATCCTATCGCACACCCATGACCCAACAGTATGGTGGGGCAGGATTCCGTAACGCCGACTCCACCGCATGGTATACACCCGACGTAGATTCCCCGGAAGCCGATTATGGGCGTTCTAGCTTTGAAAATCGTCCAAATGAACGTACGGCTACAAGCGAGCGTACAATGGCGCTGAATCCCGCCCCCGCTGATTCCGGTCAGGTCAGCGTACACTATCTGGATGATGCCCGCCCGACTCGTCGCGCTGAACAAGAAGATGGAACAACGCAATTGGGTCCTGGATATGGAGGTGCTGGAGGCGCACCAAGTGTTACTGTCTGGGATCCAAATGATGTTGCACGCACAACAGTCAAGGAGACCACTGTCCAATGGGATTATCGTGGGGTTGCCTCTTCTGCATCTGCACCTAATCGTCTCAAAGTCTATGACCCCAAGGATATTGCAAGACCGACACAGAAAGCGCAACTCAGCAATCGTCAATATTACGGTTCTGGAAATAATCCAGGATGGGGAGTCATGAATGAAGATTTTGCATACAATATGCGCACAAATTCCAGCAAAGAACAAATTGCCCGTGGTCGCAAACCTATCGCTGGAAATGGTGGAATTGCAATATTTGAAGGGGATCCTGGACGCCAAACCGCCAAACGTCTCGCCAGCGATGATATGAATGACCGAGTCAACTCCATCAACCGTGTAGATTCCCTGCCACCCGGTGTTGGTGATCTTGGACAAATTAAATACCGTGTTCCTCTGCGTCTTGATGTGTCGGCTGAACGCAACACACCTGACATTGTGGAATCTGTCGATAACAACCCCCTACAGCAAAGTCTGCATAGAATAGCCGCTTTAGCTGCAAGACAATCTGTAAAGGCGTAGATGAATTTTATATAGTATTAAATATTAAATATATGTATTTAGAATATATATATATATATTTAAAATCTACTTAATTGACTTGACTATCTTCACGGTCTAAACCTTTTAAACATGTAATCTTTAGTCTATATGCGCCTTGCGTGGCTTGTAAGTGGACCATCTGGGTCTGGGAAAAGTACATGGATACGGGAAAGAGCCAAAGAAAAGGGTGCGCGCCTTCTTCGTCATGCAGTACGAACGGATCGGTCTTTACGACAGGGGAGACAATTTTTATTTAGTCAACATCGCAGCAGAGAACCAACATTGATTTGGCTAGAGGGCGCAGATACGCTGACAGCGGATGCACAAGCCTTTTTACGACGAATTCTAGAAACTGCGGCGGATAATGTCGAGTTTGCACTTGAAGTGCGCGATGAGACAACTATGAACCCCCCGCTTTTGAGTCGCTGTAAACGAATGTGCATGCCGAATAAAAGTTTTCGCAAAGAGGCTGCAATCGCAAGTCTAGAAAAACGGGGATATGCAGATATTCGCAAACTTCGGTCAACACTTTATCAGCGAATGGAACATTGGACTCCCGGATTTACAGTTCATTCTGCATGTGAAGCTATAAGTCAAGCAAGAATGCAAGGACTTCTTCCGGACGTATTAATGCACAAATTATTGGCAAATAAATCGCCAGAGCTACAGATTGAAATGTATAGAAAAATGGGCGACGGATTGAGTCCGTGGATTCTTTTAACACATCTTGCACTGTTATGCGTTTCATCTGATGGGAATCAAAGCCCCGCCTGACATAGAACTTATGGACACATCTGTATATTCAGAAGCAAAAGGTGAATATACAAAACAGCTCATTGGGTTTATTGTTCCTGCATTCCATAGATTTTTCATGGAAGTTCTTCAACAAGCAACACAGGAAGAACCTCAGTCCAAACGACAGCTGTGGAAATTTCAAGAATTGTTAAGTCAAATCCCCGAATGGAATATTGACAAGGTGCAGCGCGAAACAACCCGCATCCAAGGATTTATTTCATGCGATTATTTAGAAGAATTATTAACTGCAGTTTTCATTGCACATACAAAAGTTTTAACTGCAATTCGTATTGGAAATAAAAATAAAAGGGTACAGATTACAATTCCCAAATTGGATCATTTTTTACACCGCTCCTTGAGTGAAAGCAGTCGCCTTTTATGGTCTTCTGCATATTTATTTCACAATGAATTGTCCGCCATTGAAAAACAAAAAAATCATAGGCAAATTGAACAACTTTTACAAGAGGGTGTACAACAGGCAATTCGTGGATTATTACCAGTGAAGAATATTCTAAAAGATTATCTTGCAGAACCCGATCATGATACAGATGCGGATGCAGATGATGAAGAGGAGCAAGAACAACCTGAACCCAAACATGAAACGCAACAGCATGAGAATACAGATAAAAATAGTATTGAGGAACCCGCAGCCGCAGCGGCGGCGGAACCTGTCGCTGAAGTGGTGGCTGAAACTGTTGTGGAACCTGCTGTGGAAGCGGCGGCTGAACCTGCCCAGGAAATTGTAGCCATAAAGATTGAAGAAACATCTGAACACGAAAAAATAGAGGAAACCCAACTAGTACCTCCTACGCCAACACCAACTCCAACCCCAACTTCTGAACCTGTTGTACAAGAACCGGTACAAGATAACGTGGTTCCCTCAGCTCCACCGACTTTAATCGTTGAGACCGAACCAAGCGTGCGATTTACCGATTTTGATCAGGTTATTCAGCAACGAGGTGGGAAAACACACATTGATTATGTAGAACAAGATCGTGATGAACAGGATCAGGATGCATTTCAAATTCTAGATGATGAAGGTGAACCTCTGAGTGATTTTGAAGATTTAGATGCCGCCGAACTTGGTCAGAGTGATTATGAAACCCTGTAAATACATTCATGTTTCCAGGAAACCCTGTAATTTACAATTCCAGGAAGCCCTGCGTCTAATTAATAAAAACACTTTCATTTGGTTTGTCAGAACTATGGAAGCGTTTGAGAATCCAATGCTGTTGGCAACAGTTGCCATTGGTGCAGCGTTTTTAGCAGCCGTCAGCAGCCTCTATCAGCTCTATGGACCTGAAACTGAGGGAAAAGTTAAACCTAAAGCGGTTTTACGAGATGGAATCTTGGGTGCGATTTTTACAGCCATGGCGTGGTCTTTTGCTCCCGAATCTATGAAGGGTGTTGCTGATTCCTTGAGCGCATCCATGGCTAGTACTCCTTCCATAACTGGAGGCGGTGCAACGAAATCCGTGAGTTTTTCATCCGATTATGATATTCAGGTCGGACCCGCCCGGTTTTAGAGAGTATATGCATTTCTTATAATCTTTAATATAAAGATATTAAGAATTTAAAATACAATATATTTCTGTACATGGACCCCTTTAAGATCCGTGATTTCAAACGGTTTGAATAAAGGTTTAGAAACTTGAGCCTCTGGAACTGCATCACGAACATCCTTGGCAATTACAGCGTATAATTCAAATCCAGGATATTTTTCGTCCCCATTTTCTGTTTCTAAAACACTTGTATTTTGTTTTGTTTTCAGCCATGACCATAAAAGATTAAAAAGTTCATGTTTTGTTTCACGAACTTCCCACGCCCCCTCCTTTGTAATCAACTTTGATTTAGCCGCGGAGGGGGGTGGATTTGTAGGATACAGAACGCGAAGCATATCATGCGCCAATCTACAAAGATCAAAGCTCGGATTTGGACCAACGCGTGGCAGATCTTTATCTTCGATCGGTCCAAAGTTGTACATCCCATACGCATCGTGACCATCATTGTAATCACTGCTAATTATAAAATAATTGTTTAGAGAAAAAATAGCTCGCCCATAATCAATAATTGTAAACATATACCCGTAAGTTGGTATTGCCCATTTTCGCCCCTTGGAATCTGCATAATACAGAAATTCTTGATCCGTCTTTTTCCATAAAACATTTGAACTGTGTAAATCATTATGCGTCAAGTGCAGTACAGTTTGAAGTTGTGAAAGTGCAACACAAATTTGGAAAAGCCACGCTGCCCATTGTTTTTGCTGTCCTTCTTCGTGCACGGGGGCATAGTCCTTTATTTCCAAAAGGCTGTCAAATGTTCCTTCGCATGCTTCCAAGTACTGAATTGCGACTGGCATTTCATGAAATTCAGCGTAAATTTCATACTCTTCGGCAAAAGATGAGTCAGAGTCTGCGCTGGACGCCGTTTTAATTGTGCTCGCAGTTTTTGGTGTAGATGATTTTTGTCTTCCAGCTGAATATGGAAGTTCTTCCATGCGAACCTCTTGAATGGTCGACGCTTCAGATGCACGCAACCCCGCTATATCTGGCAATGACTCTGCTCCAATAGATCCAGAGCCTTCTGATGAAGAAGAATCTGTATCAGAATCACTATCGTCATGTAAAAACTCCTCGTCGGGTTTCGAGAGAGATTTAATTTCATCCATTGTTAAACGTCTCCCGGAATGTTTTTCAATAATGCGCAATCCAAATTCTCCAGCCTCCAGATTCTGCCAAAACCAGCGTGTAAATCTAAAATCTTCAAAATCATCTTCAAGATTATACAAAAATGTATCTTTAACCGCTCGTACACAGCCATAAAATGTGCAAAAATGGGGCGATTGAAGTCGCTCTTTTACTTTACTTGCCATATAACTTGCTAGACAATCCACATAGGCTTGATTTTCAGGCTCTAAAATATCATAGGGCTGATTTGACCAAAAAAAGGGTTTAATAGGTCGTTCCTTGTAACGCATCCAGCCCATTGCATCCACCAACGGCATGACTTTTTTATAGGCTTTTACTCTTTTTACATTTCCAGCGGATTCCACCGTCAGCCAGCCATTTTTATCATCGGTGGGCGAGGACGGCTCCCATATTTTCAGCGTATATCCTGTATCTAAATTCAGCGGCTTGTCACGATATTTTTGTGGAAGAATTTCTTTAAACATACTAATACGATCTTCACCGTGACTTAGAGATGGCTGTGATGCAAAAAATCCAGCCAAAGCTTCGGTGTTTGTATATCGAACATCTACAGCAAGTTTTAATCCCGATAGGGGTGAACTAGACTGCGCATCATTCCCTTGTTTTCCACGTTTTGGCGGCATGCAATTCTTACCGGGTCTTTGGTTTTTTCCTGATGTATTTACACGCATAAATGACTTGACTGCGTATAGAGCGTGCTGAATTTTTAGATTGATAGACTAGAAATTTGTAATGGCACAAGCCCCTAATCCGAATTCCTTGAATGCACAAAGCGTTCGTCTTCGTAAATTCGATATGAAAATGATTCCTCAAGATGCAGTGTGCGTGTTTATTGGACGTCGTCGTACAGGAAAGTCTACCCTTGTAAAAGATCTGCTCTTTCATCACCAAAATATTCCAATGGGTACTGTAATTTCAGGCACTGAAGAATCCAATAGCTTTTACGGCAAAATTGTCCCTCCTATTTTTATCCACGGTGAATACAATGCAGCTATTCTAGCCAATTTTGTAAAGCGTCAGCAGCTCATTACAAAAAAGATTCAGCAACAAGAAAATGCTCCCCGCGCTCCTGGACAAATGGTTCAAAAATCCAAACTAGACCCCCGTTCCTTCTTAATTCTTGATGACTGCTTGTATGACGATTCATGGATTCATGACAAAAATATTCGGTACTGTTTCTTGAACGGTCGTCACCAAAAGATCTTCTTCTTGATTACTATGCAATATCCACTTGGTATCCCTCCAGTGCTTCGTACAAACGTCGACTATGTATTTATTCTGCGCGAACCCTATATTTCCAATCGTAGGCGCATTTTTGATAACTTTGGAGCCGCCTTTCCCAACTTTGAATTCTTCTGCCAAATCATGGACCAGTGCACTGAAAATTTCGAATGTTTAGTGATTAATAACAATACCCGATCCAATAAACTGGAGGATGCCATTTTCTGGTACAAGGCTGAAATTCAAGGAGACTTTCGTATCGGTGCACCCGAATTCTGGCAGCACAATGCCAATCACTATCGCGACAAGGATGAAGAAGATGTCAACATGTATGATCCTAGCAGCAATCAGCGTCTCCGCGGTCCAGCAGTTGTTGTGCGAAAACAGTATTGAACCCTATTAGAAATGTCTAGCTCTCTAATCTGTTCTTTATGGTTGCTTGCAATAGCGATTCTCTTGACATTCTATATGACCAGGGAAGAAGGCTTTATCGGTGACCCAAATGCGCCGCAATGCGGTCTAAATCGTCCCCCGTGCCCGTTTGGAACTGCATGTATGAATGGATGGTGTGTAGGAACAAATCCACCAGCCCTTCCTGATTCAACAGGTCTCCCGGTTTTACCTTAATGCGCTAGAAATTAGTTGCCCTCAATAGAAGAAATGGCACGTGCAGCTTTAGGAACCGGTATGGTCGGCGCGTTTTTATTTTTCCTGGCAATTCTGCTCGTCGTCCCTTATGTGAAAAACATCTTGTCCCCTGAAATCAGTGGCTTCGAAGACATGAGCTGCACTCCTGGACGCAAACCTTGCCCCGAAGGCTATTTTTGCGAGCAATCCAGTTGCGTGCCCATTCTGCCCCGATATGATGTAAACTCTGTTCAACCCGGTGGCTATTAATACTTCTTAATAGGTTATGAAATAACCATATAAGAAATCTACATATTCTCTGTTAAATCCAATTCATCATGAAACTTTCCAGACTTGCACGTTACACGAACAATAGTCCCAATCGAAGTCGGCGTAAAATGAAATGTAAAGGCGCCGCCAATAGGACCCACCATATACTTTTTCAGCGGGGCTTTCCATTCTTCAAATCGCTTGAGCTGGGTTGGGCTCAAGCGAAACTCGTCATTGATACTATATCCAGACATTCTGTGCACCATATTTACTCCTTTTTAGACCCCTCGCGTTCTAGCTTACGTTGCAGGGCTAGATCGGCTGGACCATCAAACAGGCTCGCGTGTTCTCCACCAGGTCCGCCACCAGATGCATTGCTTGCATTGGCTTCTTCGCGGTCATCCCTGGTACCAACAATGCTCATGATCTCCTTTTCTCCGCGGACACTGCGTTGCTTAGCCGCGTTACGAGCCTCCGGATTCTTGTTGTAAAACTCATCGCGAGCCTCCTCATTTTCCTTGTAAGCCTTCATCAGACTATTCAGTTCGTCGTTTTGGTACTCTTGTTCCTTCACATTGTGAGGATTGGGGTCCCATGCCAGCCACTTGCCCACCTCGGCTACATAGATATTGTGCACAGGATCGTTGCGTTGCAGCTTCTTGGCTCGGGCGGATGCTTCTTCTTGACTTCCATAAGAACCGCGCACCTTTAGTCCGCGCACACTAGTTTGGAAACTGTTTTTCGCAAAGAACTCTTCTTCCAGTCGCTTTTCATGAGCAAACATAAAATCATCATAAGCCTCTTTGATCTTGGTAGCAGTGATTTCCTTGGCGTTTTCCTTAATATATCCCTGGTAAGCTTCCAGAACGTCACCGACAGGAATGCGCGCTTTACGGCAGATTTCAGCCGCCTCACTTTGCTCAGCCGCCTCCAGACGAGCCACTTCGGCATCCAGTTTGGCATTGAAATCCAGAACTTGCTTGGCTAGAAACTTTTCCAGATTCTTGGTCTTGAAGTTGATTTCATAGTTTTTTAGAAATTGCTCAAAGAAAAACATCTCCTTGCGAGTCAGGACCTTCTCCGGACTTAGGAAACTTAGCAGCACATAGCGTTGGCTGGGGATTTCATTGTCCTCGTCCAGGAAATCTTCACGAACGTTGGAACCCGACATTGCTCTTCCTCATATAGAGTCTATGTGTTTAGGCTTCTTTACGCACTTGCACCCGGACTTGACAAAACTTTTTTCAAACGCTAGAGTATAGAAGCAATGGATTTCTCTGTCGGCGAATTCGTAAACCGCGCTCTAAAGTATCTGCTGGAAGGTCTGGCTGTAGCCGTAGCCGCCATCTACATCCCCAAGAAGGCGCTGGCGATGGATGAAGTGGCGACCCTGGCTCTGACCGCCGCCGCTGTGTTTGCTCTGCTGGACGTGCTGGCTCCCAGCGTGGGCGTGACTGCTCGCCAAGGGGCTGGATTTGGATTAGGAACCAACCTAATTGGAGGGTTAGGAATCCGCCGTTAGATTCTATAAGGGAATTTTGGAAATTATGCATTGTTAAAGAACAAGTGGTGGATCTCCACTAGCTCTTTATTTAAAATCTATACGCATCTAAACATTATCTTTACATAATTATCTAGAATGAATCCATACGAAGCAGCAAAAGCTGTCCATCGTATCTACATACCCCCCTTTCGGTTTCCAGACTGGGTTTTAAATCCGAATCTTTGGTCCACATTTGATTTTAAAGAAACACGTGTTTTTTATCATAAAGAGGATACCTACGAGGATGTTCTTGCAATGGTGAAAGGTCGTGAGCCGTGTAATATTGCGATGCGCACGCTTTTCAATATTCAAGCCATGGAAGACACATTTGGATATTCTAAAGGTGCATATGGTCGCTCTACATCTGATAAACTCATGCCTAATATTGGCATCTATTGTAAAGCAACCCTAAATCTCAATGGAGCTTATCGACAAGCAAATGTTCTGAATTTAGTAGGAATCGCGTTTGATTGTTATTTACAACCAGACTATCAATATTACCAATCTAGACCACTTTCGGATATTGTTGCAAAATACAGCGAAATGTGGAAACTTGCTCTAAAAACTGCGACTACAATTCCAGGAATCAAAACACTTAAACTATACAATGTAGGTGGTGGAGCGTTTGCTGGAAAGTTTGAATCTACATTTGCAACAGATATTTTTGAACCTGCATTCAAACCTCTCGTTTCAAAGTTTGAGGAGTCTGGAATTCAACTGGAAGGATATGATTGGACCTTACATAAATTCAATGGCGGATATATTCCAGATTGTTTATACAGCGATGATTTAGAATCAACCCTGTATATTAATGCATGGGATCCATGGTCCTTGATTGGAAATGGAAATGAACGAGATGCAAGTCTTGATGGATATTGGGGTCGCATCAGCAACATGGCTGTTCTTGGTTGGTGGCAAACAAACCCACAAATACAGTTCATTCCAGTTTAATAGTAATCTCATATTAAGTTTAATTTCTGTAATAATTCTCTATTTTGTTCTAGCAACTCGGTATCTTCACGTTCATTCCATTCGATGTGATTAAAATCCTCTTTTTTTCGAACACGATATCCGTCACTATCATTTCGTGTTGGACCACATTTAACCGTTTCCCAGAATTCACGGCTCTGAAGAACATAATGATTCAGAGAAAACCAGTTTTTTTGTAAAATTACAAAGGATTGTTTATCTTCTGGATTTACATATTCTGCATGATGAACTCCTAATTTTTTAAACTTGTACTTTGAATTTACAAAGTATTTATAGGCTCCTGATTTGTCCTCCTTACATCGGTTTGTAAAGCCTGCAACTATAGATCGTGGCTGTGTTTCGCGATCATTGGATCCAAAATTTAGCTGATACATTTGAATTTGACTAAATGCACCGCATTGATCTAGAATATCTCGCAAATCGACTGCTTGTGGGCTCCAAACAAACTCATCCAAATCAATCATAAGAAGCCATTCCGTTTCCTCAAGATGTGGTAAAATATAGCAGGTGTAAATTGCAGACTGTCGTCCAAGAAAATAAGGCTCGTTTACACTATGCAGTGTTACAAGTCCGCGATCGATATAGGGTTGTACTCGTTCAAGACTATCGTCCGTACTATTATTGTCATCTATTAAATAAAAATGTTCAACGCCATGATATAAATGATGCTCTAACCATTCAACCATAGCAAGACCCTCATTTTTAAACATTGCCCCTATTGCAAGTTTATATTTAGGGGTTTTTTGTTCCATACATCATACATTGAATACATCTTTAAATCGTAGGAATATATTGCCAGCTCATATCTAGGCAAATTTGTTCCCACACTTTACTTTGTTGGTACAGTTTATCGCGATTTTTGAGCAGAGGAAAGCTCGCAAGAAATTCATCGAGTTCCAATAGCTCGCAAAATTTGTACAATACATAGGAATACGATAAAAAGTTGCGACGATTCTTGGGACAATGTTTTTGGAAACTTGGCTGAATTTCCTTAAACATGTGACGCAACTTTTCTTCCGTTTCACGGCTCATGACAGGTGCAATACTGCCATTCAAACGGCTAATAATAAAAGGGATGTGATCATACTGACGATTCAATTTCAGTTTACGTAAGACTTCGCGCATTTGGCGGTATTTTAGATTTTTGAAATCAGTGATGCGTTGGACTTTGAGTTCGGCTAAAATTTGATCAAAGACATCATCTGGTATTTCTGTGCTCCCTTTGGCTTGAAATTGCGCCAAAAGTTCATTAAAGTGATTAATACGCTTGTATGCATAATAATTGCTTTCACGGGGGGGATCTTTATAGGATGGACGATCGCTGTCAATTAAGATAAATTCAGACGCACCACAATCTGGACAATAGAGCATAGCCTCTGTTTGGCTAAAGGTCATATCAGACCCACACTCGGCACATTCGTTGGATACATCATCTGCTTCATTTACCTTTTTCACATACTCTGGATTTATGAGCAATAAATACTGCTCCAATAATTCATTGCGACCAAGCGGCTTTTTCTTTTTAGCAGCCTTGGACTTTTTTTCTGTCTTGTCAGCTGGCTTTTCTTCTGATTTTTCAGCAGCTTTTTCTTGGGTTTCGTCACCATCTGCTTGTTCCTGCTCTTCCATAGCCGCTGCAGCATGCAGTGCACTCAAAACATCCCCTGGTTTATATTTATTTTTATTGAGCGGCTCATTTACTACACCTTTTGAAATTTGTTCCTGCATATCATAATAATTAAACAAAATGTCCCCTGTATTTAAAAGGTAATCATACACGCGATCTGTTTTTTTCTTTTCTGCAAAGTCCTCTTCTAAGCGAACGAGATAATTTTCCATTTGCCCGCGTATTAAATCATCATTCGTTTCCTTAATTTTTTCTTTAATGGTTTTTATTTCCATTTCCAGTTCTTCAAGTTCGTTATAATCTTCATGAATTCTTTTAATTTGGGTTTGATGCATGACATCTAGGGTGGTACGTTCTTCAGGATTACTTCGCTTTGTTTGTCGTATTTTAAAAAAGGCATCAGATGATCCCGACATTCTCTTATGAGGTTTGTGTATGTGTTTAAGCACGCCATAGAGATAATGTATGCGTTAGAAGGGTATAGAATTCGCATCCCGGTTTGCGTTTTGTAATCCGCCAAAATTTTTTTCTTTAGCCAGGGTATAGACAGAGATGACCGGTGGTGGTTTAATGCAACTCGTAGCCTATGGCGCCCAAGATGTTTACCTGACTGGCAACCCGCAAATTACCTCAACTACATATTGAAGGGGGTAGAAAAGCAGTCAGGGGACGCAAAACGGAATAAGCGTCCCGACAAGTCTGTTAGTGGTTCCGACACTTATACCACAGCTGCTAGTGGCTGGATGCCATCATACATCCGGTTGCAACATCGTCAAATTGCGGGAACCTCCTAAAGCTTTGGATACCAAGGTGAGCCGAAAGGTAGCACTGGTCAGGAACAGAACCTGAGAATGGTAAAAACGCCAAAGATATGAGCTAAGGAGCTAAAATGGACAATCCGCAGCCAAGTCCTGGGCGCGAAAGCGTACGGACAGAGTTCAGAGACTAAATGATGATGGGTGGGCATTATAAAATTAATGCACGCTTAAGATATAGTCCAATCCCTTATACAATGATCTCTTTGCAAGACGGGCAACGAGCTAGTATAGAAATATCCCGAAAGGGAGGGTATTTACTTTGAGATGTCTTCGCATTTTCATATGAAAATGCTTAGAATCTTGCGAAAGCATGTCTTCAAGGTAGTTTACCGTCGCCACACTAACTTCGCCATGGAGTCCATTGAGAACCCTTTCAATGGTGCCCCCAACTTTGGCAAGAAGGTGACCTGCACCATCCAACGCAATGGTGACTTGATCTACCGCATGTACCTGCAAGCCACCCTGCCCCAGGTGACTCTGCAAACCAGCGACGGCAGCGGCGCCCAATTCCGCTGGCTCAACTGGCCTGGTCACAACCTGATCAAGAACGTCGAGATCGAAATCGGAGGACAACGCATTAACCCTATCGGTGCTGAAAAGTATCACGCTTCTATTGTTAGTTGTGCTGCATAGAAGAAAAACGTTTAGTAGCGCACAAACCCCGACTGTTCTAGTCCAACAGTCAAATGGGGATGCTACAGATACTAGTTGTATGAAACGGTTTAGCCACCCGACATGCAGCAACACTTTCAAATTGCGGGAACCCCCTAAAACTTGTAAAATTGATGTATATACAGAAGAACACAAATATACAAACATGAAAGCATGTATTAACTGTAAAACAGAATATCCCGAAGCTAATTATCTTTATAAAAAAGATTCTAGAACAGGAAAACAAGTAATTTCAGTTCAATGCAAGCCATGCTTTCAAGATAAAGTTTGTAAAAATAAAAGGTCGTATTATGAAGCAAATCGTGCAATATTTGCTGAATATAATGCAAAACCAGAAAACAAGGAACGTCGTAATCTTAGAAAAAAAGAGCGAAAAATAAAAGAACCGCAGTTCAAGACGGTTGAATCTTTAAAAGCAAGGATTCATGAAGTTTTACGAGGTTATAAAAACTGCTCTTCAAGTAAGCTATTAGATTGTACTCGAACACAATTATATACATGGCTTGCTTATAATTTCACAGCTGACATGACTTGGGATAATTACGGATTATATTGGCATATCGACCATGTAATTCCAATATCCCAGTTTAATGTTCTAAATACGACGGAACAAAACCTATGTTTTAACTGGTCAAATTTAAGACCTTTAAAAAAGGAGTTCAATATGTCAAAATCTGACAAAATATGTGAAGAATACATATTAACACATATTGAATCCTATAAAAGCTTCTGTAAACTACATCAAGGGTACCAAACAAGCGTCGAAAGGTGCTTGTGGCAGAGATTAGAACTCTGGAATGGTAAAAATCCACAAGGTGATGTTGCTTTTGAAGAGCAATTGAAATGGGCAATCCGCAGCCAAGTTCCTAAATCCGTTAATGATAAGGATATGGAAAAGGTTCAACGACTAAACGTTAGTGGGCTTGAGACATCTAATCAATGTCAGTGATAGCTTAAGATATAGTCTGCTCTCCAAGGAAACTTGGAGCTGTTTGGAATTATTCAAAAATTCGCCACTTTTGAATACCAAACGGGCTGTTTTTCAAACAGTAACATTTGCGATAAGCATTACGGCGACTGGCTGCACATCTGGAATGAGCTGACCCAAGAGCCCGGCAAACAAGCCGGATACGCCAAGATGGTGGGTAACGTGCCCAAGCTGGTGAACGTGCTGGTCCAGGGCGGCGAGGCTTGCGACGCTGACTGCGGTGCCGGTGTGCCCAACACCAGCGACGAGGTCCAGAAGTGCGCCCCTGAGTACACCCTGTACATCCCCCTGCAGTTCTGGTTCAACCGCCACCCCGGTCTGGCGCTGCCCCTGATCGCCCTCCAATACC